GAAATTTTCATTTAATATTAATTCATAAATATATTTTATATTATTTTTAAAATTATATTTTACCTAAGCTAATGCTCTTCTAAAAGTTTTATATTTATTAAAATAATTATACGCTTCTTCTGAAAGTCTATAACTATTTAATATACGAGCTTCTTTTGAAAAATCTATAGCTGAAAAAGTACTATCAAAATATAAAGATTTTATTTTTCCAGTAATATGCTGAAATTTCTAAAATGATACAAATTTATCTGTTGTTGGAGAATCCGTACCTCTTTCATAATATGGAGTATGATTTAAAACAAGTTTTGTTAACATATCTGCTTGTTCTGCAACATCCATATTATCTGTATTCCAATTTGTAGTATTTCTACCAGTATTACTATTTAATATATATTTATCATTACCTGTTAACTTTCCAAAATCATTTATTTGAATACTTTTACCAAATATACTTAAAAGAAAATGATCGTAATTTTGTAAAAATACATATGCATTATACGCATCTAGTCTTAATTTTTCAGGACTATTTTCATTTTTATATGCAGTACGATTATACAAATCAGTCAATGTATTTGGTGACAAATTCAAATATGTTTTAATATATGGCATTAAAGTAGATAAATTTCCAGAATCTACGTAGCTATCTGTAGTTACTTCATATAATTTCGGATTTTCAAATATTTCATTTAAATCTTCTTCTATTCTCTTTTTTGAAACTCCATCCAAAACATTATCTCTTAAATATTTAAAATAATCTACTATTTTCCTAAAAAGAATTTCTTGGTAGCTTCTTATATTTTGATTTAATTCTTCCATATTTGTTACCCTTTTGAAAGGTAGGTTTAAACCTTGCCTTTCAAAAAGTATAACATCTATTAAATTATTTTCCTATTCATGTAATGCAGGACTTTTAGCACTAGAACTACCATATGCATCTTCGAGAAATTTAAAAGGAGCCTATTTGATATTCTAAAATTCTTCTGGATTATCAAAAATCTGACTTGTACGACTTTGACTTACAAAGTTTTCCATATTACTATTGTCAGACATTATTACATTATTAAGATATTGAAATGTAATATTAGGATCAATTGACGCTGCACCAGTTTTTTGAAGTCTTCCTATTAATAAATTAATAAATTTATGTCTCTATGCATCATCATCATTTGTACTTTCCTTAATTCTCTGGCACAAATTAAACAATTCTGTTTTTGCTTTTCTTAAATATTCTGTGCCATTTTCAAGATTAGCACTTTGTTTATATAAACGACTTATACTAGATGCCATTCCAATAACACCCATTTCTGTAATTGCACAAGTTATCATATTTTTATTTTATTATTTACATTGTCCTTCTATGTTTGTTAATCTCTTCTTTATCTATTCATCAAGATTACTTTGATTTATTACTTCCGAAAATGCATCAATATTAGACATCATAAACTATTCAAATTCTTCTTCAGACTTACCATCAATATCTTCCTTATATATGCATTTCTTTTCCAATTCTTTCATTATTTCTTCGTTATTTAATAATGCGTTTAAACTTTGTTTAAAACTAGGTTGATTTTCAAATTGAGTATTCGTTTTAGGTTGAGTATCTGTTTCACCATCTTCATGAATAGTATTATAAATTTCTTGTATATCTTGATCTGTTAAATTATAATATTCAAATGCCTTGTCTGCTTCTGCTTGTAATATACCTTCCCAGTCTACTGGAACTATTTTACCATTTTCATCTTCTTCTGTTATTTTTTTATATTCTTTAACAGTATTAGCATTAAATTTTATTTCTTTAACAGTTCCATTTTCTATTTTTACATAATATACATTTCCACTTGTATCTTCATAAGTAAAATAAGAGTTAACATTATTTGGTTGATAATAATACAAAGAGTTAACAAGAGCTTTTATATTACCATTTGTTTGGAATATATGCAAAATAGGCTTTCCTTTATCACTTTGTATAATAGATATAAATTCTCCTGTTTCTCTATAATGTTTCTCCATAAAGTTAATTACTTCTTGAGAAAGATTTCTACTAACAATTGTTTCAAGATTATTCTTTATATAATCCAAATTTATTTCAACTCTTGGCTTAGAGCTTCCTGGTTTAATATCACAGTCATGATTTCTATATGATTCATCAAATGTTGTATAATATTTTCCAGTTTTTTTATCCTATTTTATATTGCTAAGAATAAAATCTACCATTCCACCTACGTTTGCACTAAATACGGCTTGATCTAGTTTAATTCTTGTTGTAAATGGCCTTTCATTAACTTCGTAATGTTCGGAATCTATCCTTGCAAATTTACCTATTTTAGAATTTTTCTTTAAAACAGTATGAACGTATACTTTTGAAATACCTGCTTTCACACAAAGATCTGAAAGAGTATTTAACTTCTCTTCAAATGTCACACCTAAAATTTTACTACGGAATAAATTAATAAGCTCTAAATCTAATCGTTGTAAAATAGATTTTGTTTCATCTCTTTCAATAGTATTTAAATATAAAATCTAATCTTTAACATATCTTTATTATTTAAACTATTTACATGTTTTTCAAAGAAGTCAAATATTTTTTTATCATGAACAAGTTCTTTAAACTTTTCTTTAGTTTCATTATTCTCAAATATTTTCTTTAATATATTATATGTTGTCAAAGGATTTCCAACATTTCTATCATATTGATTTTTATTAATAATATTATATTTTGTTTCAAAATATTCTTTAATAGTATATGTTGGAGGATCAATATAAAAATACCCAATATGTCTTGGTAAAGTTTTATCATGCTATTCCTAAACAAATCGCTAGATTATTTTATCATCTGACGAATATCGGTAATTATCTGAAAACAACATTATAGGAGAACCTTTTTTAATGCCCAAAGAATCATCATCTTCTATCAATGTAATAGGGGTTGAAGTAAAATAAAATGGTGAATTTTCGACAACATCAAATACGTTCTTTCTATTTGCTTCTTCTGCAGAATCAAATTCAAAACCTTCTGCCAAACTATAATCTCCTCGTTTTACAGATACTTGCGGGCCTAATCTTTGTAGTATTGGCATATATGAATTATTTTCAAAATTCAAATATACTATAGTATTATCTCCTATATTAAATAATTTAAATAAATTAATTAAATTTTTATATCTAGGAATATCACCAAATTCTTTTACAATAGTTTCTGAAATTTCATGAATAGATATATTTTGCTTTTTCAACTAATTTATTCTATTTGCAATTTCAGAGAAATTAAAATCCCCATTAACATTTGTTGTCTAAGCTAAAGTAAATGGTGAAGTTAAAGTTAATAATGGTATTTCAATAATATTGTTTTTATTTGATCTATCTCCAATAATAGCGACAATAGCATGTCTATTTACTTCTCCAGAACGAGCGCCTTGATTATTTCCATTATAAAGAGATCTTTCATTTCTATTTTTTTCAAATATTAAATTCTTTTGGTTACTTGTAGCAAGGTTTTTTCCGTCAGATAATATAGCAGAAAATTTAAATGCAAATCTTACATATGGACTACATTTATCGCCAAATAGAGAATTTAGAAGTACTTTTAATTCATTCTCTAATGCAGCTTTATCACTTATAGACATTAAAGATTCTCTAAGTTGCTTTATAAAATTAATTGCATCGTTTTTTGTAATATTTTTATTTATTTTTACTAATCCATTATATCCATCTATTCTTTGATCGGAACTTTTATCTGAAAGTATTTGACCTTGATCATCAATTTGTCGTCCTAATTCAAAAGTATTAAATGAAAATAGTAAAGAGTCTATGTCTTGATTATTAATTTCAATAACAGGAACTGTTCTTTTATCATTTTCAGTATCTACTTCTTTTTGTGTTTCTGTTACATTACCACCAGATAGTCCAGCTTCAACAACTTCAACTTCTGTTGGTTCTGTTTGATTTAATAATCTTATAATATCATCTTCAGTATATTGTGGTTTTGTATTATCATAATTAGATAATAATCTATAAAATCTTTGTTTGGATTCATCTGTTAAATTATCTACGATAATTGCATTATCATTAATGTTTACTGAATTAATTTCATTTAATTGTCGCAACTTATCGAGTACTTGTTGGTCTATTGTATCATAAATAACAATACTCCATTGCTTTTTATTATTATCCCATTTAAATATTAATGGCCTATTTGGATCTATTAAAAAGATATTACCATTATACTTTATAATAGGTGTTTTTCCATTTTTTTCTCTATCATTATATTCAAATAATCCTGCTATATATAATAAATCTCCAAATTTATCTTTTAATTCATCATCTGTATAATTAGTATTTGTAGGAGGTACTGAGCTTCTTGAATTATTATATCCATTTTCATCAAGATAATTTCCACTATTAAATTTTATTATTTCACTATTAAATAAATTAAAATCATTTCTATAAAGAGCACTTGAATTTACAGCAACAACATGTTTAAATGAGCCATTTGGATTATTTAACTCTTTTAATATATCAATAGCTTCATCTATAGTTGTTTCATCTAATTTGGCAAAAGTCCAAGTTTCGCTATCTTTGTTAAATTTTGCTACTCCTTTTGAAGTTATAAGATAATAATTACCATCATGATATACTACTTTTGTAGTACCTTTTTTTGAAGTTTGATTATCTGTTCCAATAAAATCAAATGATTTTATATCCGCATTTGCAACTTTTGTTTGTTTGAATAAATCACCAAAAAATCCTTCAAGTTGTTCATTTGTAAAACTTACAGCTCCACTAGAATCGTCCTGTTTATTATCTATTTTCAGTCCAAGAATAGCTCCTTGATTTAATGACTTTTTTGTTTTTGTGGGAGGAGTTGGTGATTGATTTGATGTAGTAATTGTTCTAGGTGTTAATTTTGGAATTTCTTTATTTGAAACAACTTCAGTTAATATAGTTTTTCTTTTATTTGCATATTTTCTAATCTAACTAATTGGAAGTGGCTCTTGAATTAATTCTTCTGATTTTTTATTAATAAATCTTATATCAACACCTTCCTTTAAAGTCGACATTGGTACAAATAATAAACTTCCTTGAGTAGATCTTGTTATACCTGTATATATATTCTTTAAATACTGTTGTTTATTATCGGAATCCGTTTCTATAATATAGTATCTTGATTCCAGACCAAGAGCGGAACTTCCTTTTTTAAAATCTACTTTATCTTTATATTTATCGGTTTGTAGGAATTGATATAATTTTGAATTTTCATTATCATATATAAATCCTACTTTTTCACTATCTTTTAATGTTGCAAATAATTTATCAAGTTCTTTAACAATGCCTTCATCGATACCGTCATTTTTATAATTTATAACCTTATCTCCCCACAGACCTTTTTCGTCTTGGTAAAAATTGAATTCAAAAGTTTCTTTCTATAATTCAGAATTATTCATAAATGCCTAAAATCCAATAGTATTTATTGATTTAAGCTAATTATCACTCCTCATTATAACTCCAAGTTTTGGAGAATGAATAAATTCTGCTGCAGTTAATCCTACTCTATATCGAACATTACTTTCTAACGGTATATATGCTTCAATTCCTTGCTAGTCGAAATCTCCTGATGTTATTACAGAAATACCATGTTTTCTAGCATAATCCATAATAATATCCATATCAAACGTACTGAATTGTTGAATCTCATCAATAATTATTAAACTAAACGGATTCATATCTTGCTTTGCTTCCATTGTAGAAACAAACTACCCTTGTTCATTTAACTTATATTGAGATTTATCAACTTTAAATGAATGTGTACTCTCATCATATTCAAGTTCTTTCCAGTTTGGATTCATTCGTTTCATGAATGTTTCCTTACCAAATGCTTCGCCATTTTGAATATCAATAGATGCTAAAATATCTTCTGCTGATTTAATCGAACCACCATGTACAACAGCCACATGCTTTAATGGATCTTTTGATTCAGAAGAATATTTTTTTAACATTTTTACAGTTACAGTATCTATTGCCTTTGTTTTTCCAGTTCCAGCAGCACCCTCAACTAATGCAAATCCATCATATTTTGTAATACTTAATAAAGTTCCTAAAAATTTATCGCCACTATAATTCTTTGATTTTGAATATATATCATAAAATTCATCACCCAAAACTTTCTTTTTATCTTCTTCTGATAAATTTTTAAATTTATTTATAACAGCATTATTAAATGCTTGACGCATTTTGCTAAAAATATCACAATTAACTATATTTGCAAATTGATTATAAATACCAAGTTCCTAAGTAATTAATGGAGCTATAGGTTTTTCTGCTTCTGGATCTATAACATCTTTGTATAAATTATAAAACCATTCTGATTTTACAGCAGTTCTACCTGTAATAAACCAGAAAAACTCTCTATCTGAAATATTTTCCGTTTCTTCTGTAAGAAGTCCTTCTCTAGTATCAAAAATATCTAGCTCTTCTATAAAGTCCTAAACTTTATCTATATTTTTATTAAATATATCAAAAAGCGCATTTTCTATATTTATTTGTTCTGAAACATATTCTTTTTCCTACTCTTGAGTAAGAGTTAACATATTTTCATCATTTGCCTTTTGATGCAACTAGCTATTTGTTACTATACTTTTTAATTTATCAAGATCTTCCCAAGAATCGAATTTCTTTTTATCAAGAATAGAAACTATATATCTTATTTTATCAAATATTATTTTATTAAATTTAAATGCAACTCTATCTTGCAATTGTAATTTTTGCCCTCTATTATAGAGGAAAAGTCTTTTAATTGTAAGCAATCTTTGATAATTTGTTTCTATATCCTATAATAATACCTAAGCAGTATTATTATCTATTTCTGCTAATGGTTTATATGTGTCATCACCAAGTTTTTTGGCAACTTCATTTAACGTTGCATTAAACCCAAAAAGATTATTAAGACCCGCATTATCTGTCTATGCCCCTTGTATCGCCGCTTTATATAAAGATATTAATTTTAACGCATTATTTAATTCTTTATATAAATTATCTGATAATTGAAGATTTTGTAAATTAAATCTATTATTATCTAATATTTTTTGTACTCTTTCAACTAAATCTGTAAGTTTTATAGATTTTTGTCCGACGGCAATTGCAAACGAATCAAGATTCTCTTCAAATGGAGTTCTATTTAATTTAGTTATTTCATCTAAATAATCAAGAAAAATATCACTATTATCTAAATTATTAATTGCATATAATGTTATCTTATGTAATGCATTTTTTGTTATTCTAGTAGCATATCCACGTTCTTTATATTTATCCAATATAGATTTTAGATTTTCCTACAAATATGTATTAAACTGCTCTCGCATCTCTTCAGCTATATTAGATTTCCACTTTTTTAACTACTATTTTTCTTCTTCTGTTGGATTTGATTCGTCAACAAATTTCGGTTTTGTTGATTCAGAGTCTTCTTTTATTTTTTTTAGTAAGTTAAATAGTTCATCATTAAAAAATATATTATGAAGCTATGTTCCTATTTTGTCAACTTCATTACTTTCTAAATCCTATGATAATTTTGAGAACCATTCTTCATCATCTTTAGCCTCATAATTAAATAAATTTGATAAAAAGTTTTCATATTTTCCAAACGCCTCTTCTTCATTCAAATATTTTTCCCCATGACTCCGTATAACATCACTTGCATTTTTTGCTATATCGAAATACATATCTGATAATACTTGAAATCTTATAGAACCATCTAAATTATTAAAATTTTTCCATTCATCAAGTGCTTTTTGCTTTTCTTCGTCATTTAAATCATCATATTTCTTATTGAATTTTCTTTCAGCATATATCGCAAAAATAGGAGAAGTAAAATTACCGCTCAATGCTGTTGTCATTTCAAATAATGATTGTTGTATAAATTTAAAAGCATACTTACCTTCTTGTAAATCCTTTATTTCTTTTTGGATTTTATTAACCTATTCTTGTTTTTCCTATATTTGTTTATTTATATTTTCTTGCGATGGAGTTGGGTTTTCATCATCTTTTTTAGCATTTCTCTTTTCCTTGTCTTCAACAACACCATTATTATTTGTATCTGCTTTACTGTTTTCAAGTACTTCAAGTTCTGAAGTTGCTTTTACAAGATCAACATATAATTGATTATAATGCTATAAATATGCTCCAGAAGTAACAGAATCGTGTAATGCCATAAATCGTAAATCATTCATTGTATTTATATCAAGAAATTCATTATTTGATTTTGCACCATTTGCTGCAAGAATATTCTTAATCATTTCAATTTGAAGATTTAATGCTTTATGTGCACCTAAATTCTGGTTATCATCTTTTGTTCCTTGTTTCCATACTTTCTATCCATTAATAACCTCAAATTCTGTTGCAGAAAGATTTGGATTTCCAAGAATCTATTTGTTAGCATATTTCATAAAATCGCCAAGTTCGTTATTTCTTGTCATTCTTATGATTTCCTGCATAGCAGATTGTGGTGTATAGGATAATGCTTGGTGAATTTGTTTATAATTAATTGCTACATTTGCAACGCCACCACCAATAAAACCTCCTATAGCAGACATTCCATATCTTGATACAACATCATCAATATCAAATTTTCCAGAAGATACGTCATAACCAAACGATTTCATATAATCGTCATCTCCCTATAACCAAGAAGATATATTATGACAACTTCTCATAAAATCTGCAAGTACCTCTTCTGAAGTCTCTTCTGTAGCTTCTCCAAGAGCAGCTGCAAAAGTTGCTTTTACTGTTTTAGCTCCAGTAACGCGAACTCCAGATACTATATCCTTGCCAAACTATATCATTTTCTAAACATATGCTCTTTTTGCTGCTTGTGTAGCTACACTACCATATTTATCGGCTATAGATTTTAATGCTTCATTTTTATTTTTAAAAAGTGCGTTTGTTATTGCTTCTGCTCTATATCTACCAGCTCTTAATTCTGGTAACACCAACTCTCCAAGACCTGTACTTAAAAGAGCATATTCTGCTGCAGCATATCCTATTGTAAGAAGCGCAGCATCTGTATCAGACGCTCCAACATTTTTTGCTTCTCCATATATATCTTTTACTGTAATACCAGTCATATATGCTTTACTGATTGCTCCGGATATTTTTTGCGATCTATTTATAATACTTTTTAATTGATCCTATGCAACCTACGCAGCTCTTTTATTTAAAGCAAGTGATGCTTCTGCTATTTTATTTATATCTTGTGTAGATCTTGTTAAATTTGCTATTTTCTACTAGTTGAGTTTTGTTATATTTTCAAGAAGTTCTCCCTATTTTTTCATTTGACCAGCCTCAGACATTATATCTTCACCAGATACAAATTGTGAGCCTTTTTCAAAAATCCAACGTTGTTCTGCAAGCTAAGCAACAGAGTCTCCAATAAGATTTATCATATTTTCAAGACACCACACATTTTGCTATGCATATTCAGATTTCGCAGTTTGTCTATTAACAGAAGAAGACCATCCCTCCATTTCATTAAACAACTTATTATCGCTACCAGCAGCTATTTTACCAAGAGTTCCAAGTAATCCTATAGATTGCGTTAAAACACTAAGTCCTCTAAAAAATCCTCCGACATATGGAAGAAACATAGATCCTACAAGTACCGTATTTTTTAATGTTGTTTTAAATCCATTTTGCTCTTTATCATCAGAATCGAAAATATCAAAACGATTTAATGCTGACCCATCCTTTGTAAGAATATTCATTTTATTTAATACTTGCCTTCCATAAGGATCTCTACCATCGAGTCTTTCATAATAAAAGTCTCCTTCTGGACTAAGTTTTGGTTCTCCCTTTTGGTGTATTGTTGATTTACCTGTAATAGGATCTATTTCTTCAGTATCTTTATCATAAGTAGCAAGTACAAGTGTGTCAAAAAAATACCCTAAAAAATTGTCATTTGGAGCAGCTCCCCATTTAGCTTTATTTGGGTCTTTTTCCGCTTCAACTGGATTTAAAAGTACTTTTCTATCCTATGCTAGTTCCGATATAGAAAATGGAGATTCTTGAACTTTACCCAATTCAGTAAGACCGGAGGTAGAGCGATATGGATTTATAGTTTTATATGTTGTAAAATCCGGGCCTTCCTTTCGTTGTTCTGCTGGTGCAAAGATATTATCACGATGATATACGGCTGCTTTCTCAACAGATTCATTATAATCAGATGTTGCCATTTGATTATAAAATATAGAAGCTGTATTATAAAAATTATTAAATTTTACTTCATCAAATTGCCCACTATCATTTTTAAATAACTCTTGTACTTTTTCACTTCTTTTATAAGTATCTTTATCTTTTAATTCTGTATTACTAGAATTTAATCCTGCAGATATTAAATCATCATAAGAAAAATCCTAGTTCTATACCATATTGGTAAACAAATCGTATTTTTTCTCGTCCATTGTTAATATATTCTACTATCAGTCAGCTTTGCATGCTTTTGAGATGCTTGTTGCATTGCTTCGATATCATTAAATTGATCTGGGCTCATCTTTTCATTTGCCAACGAAGTATTAACGTCAGTCTTAATTGGAACCCACAACTCTGTACTATATATACCATCGAATCCCCAGAATTTATCAGGAAATTGATATTTTGGAAATTTACTTTTCATGACCTATTTGAATCCATTAACAATATTTTCATCTTCAATTTTTGAAACCAAATGACCATCAACATCATCTCCTAATACATTTGTTGTTGTTTGGATATTCATTACTCCAAATCTTCTCCAAGTATTTCCATTTACTTTTCCATCCTAAGTATATGCTTCTGGAAGTCCCTCTTCTCTGTATACTTTATTTATTTTATCAATATTATTTATAATTTGATTCTAATCATTAATATTGATTCCCATTTCTTTAAGACGTTTATCTGCTTTATTTTTTGCAGCAACGGTTTTAAAACTTAAATCCGGGACAACGTTTCCATTATTATCAATAATTGCCGGAAAATCAATAGATGCGATATTTCCGTCTCGTATAACAATCTCGTTCAAAAGTACTGGATCAATACGATGGCCTGCTATTGAAATATTTTGAGAGTCTAAAACAGAACTAAATGCTCCAGAAAAAACATCTTGAGCCAATGCGTTAGTGCCTAAATAATCGCCATCATTTGAAGTCAATGGCATTACTCTTGCTGGAGCAAGTACCCCGTTTCCATCTTCTGAATGTATATTATACATTACAGGATTTCCGCCTCCTATAACAAATTTTGTTGGTGCATTTATCTTTAACTTACCAGTATCAGAAGAACCATCCTAAGAACTTGTTCCATCTTTTGTTTTACCATATTTTACATCAAATTTATCAACTGTTTTCATTCCTCCTAACAACAAACTTGTAACAATTGCTTTTGTTGAATTTTCTTTTGTATTTCCAACTTTATATGCAGCCCAAGTTTTTGCATTATCTGGAATTAATTCAGAAATAGTTTGTATTGCCTATTGTATTTGTTTTACATTTGAATTGTGAACAACTGTAAAATCATATACGCCATCTTTACTATAAGAAGATAATATTCTCTATTTATCTTCTTTTGACAAATTATCTAAAGCCTCTAGTCCTTCTTTTACTCCTTTTTTATAATTTGAAACTCCGCTAAAAGAATATTCGGAATTACCTATTTCATTTTTTAAATCTTTAACTATAGAATTAAATTTCTTTATACTCATTGAATTATCAAGTACATTTGTATAATTCTAATCAAATGCCATAGCCAAAGTATATTGTCTAAGATTTATAAACTAGTCATTTGATATTACTTTATATGAATTTCTATCGGATAGATATGTTTCTACAGATACTTCTCCAAGAGAACCATCTCTTTTCTAATATAAAAGATTTCCTGAAGCAGAAATTGCAGGATCCGACAAAGCACCATCTTGCTTGGTTTGTTTTACAGCTTCGTCAAATACTGCTTTATTGTGCTCCATAGTTTCTGCTTGTACTTTGAATTGAGCAAAAGTCCTTAAAAGATCATCTGTTGTTGCACCAAGCATTTCTGATAATTTCATTGATTTAATTAATTGCGACATTGATACTTGCATTTCATTTGTAAGTCCTTTTGTTCCTTTCATTAAATCTATAATATCTTTTGATGAAATCATTTCATCCTTTTCCTATTTTGCGACTTTGGCAGGCATTTCTTCCACTGCCGCTCTCTATGGAGTTATTTGCGGAGATTGTGCTGCAGTATATTGTGCAAAATATTGTAGATATCCACCTTGATCGTATTTTGGTATTATTTTCATTTCAAAAATTTATTTTTAGGGATTAATATGCCTCCATTTTTATTTAGTATTGTACGATTTAGTATATTATCCAATGCCTTTTTCCATATATGTGAATTACTTGGTATTGTTTGTTCTCCAGTCGTAGACATATATACTTCTGTAAGATCAGCAGCTTGCATATTTTGTAAATTTTTCATCGCTCTTTTATATTCTTGATATTCAGGAGCAACAGCAAGCAAAGCTGGTTCTTTTGCAATCTATGGGTTTTCAGCAGCCCATGTATCAAATTTAGCCTATATTGCATTAATTTTATCAGTATATTTTTCTGCAACACGTCCAGCAATAACTTTCTGTATATAATCTTCATATTTATTTTGCTTGTCTACCCTGTCAGAACGTAATTGTTCTTCAATTTGTTTAAGATAAGTATCCCAGCTTTCGTGGTCTTTCATATTTCTAGAAGCATCAATACTTGCAAGTTGTTGTCTATATAATGTACTTTCATTAATATTTTTATCAGCAACCTCCTGTCTTCTTGCAAGATTTCTTTCTTGTAATTCTCTAGAAATTGCTTCAGTTCTCTATCTCTCTTGAACATCCGATGCTATACCTTTTTCATTATATTGATCGGCTTGAGATTGAGCCAGAGAGTTAGCGAGAGCTTGTTGTTTCCAATCAACAAAACCTTGATTGGCTATTCTACTTTGTATATCAGCTGCTTGATTTGCAAGTGTTGATTTTATAGAATACGCTCCTTTAATTGGTGCATATGTTGCATAAGTATCATATTGCTTTAGAGTTGTTCCATTTCGTAAAATATTTGCATTTTTTCTATTATTATCAAGAGTTTTTATTAGTCTTAATAAAGCCAATGAGTTTTCTTTAGATTTATCATCATATGGATTTTTAATATTTAAATCTTCTATATTTTCTTTATCTGGAATTCGTTCACCTTCTTGATTTTGATTTTCTACTTTTTGTTCTCCAGATTTTGGAGTTAACATATATAAATTTGTAATATCATCAAATTTTATTTTATCATCTGAAACCTACCAACCTTCTGGAATATGATTATAATATTTTACACTACCATCACCAGTTGCAATTCCATATACTCTTCCAGCGTAAACATCATGCCCGATACCGTTTAATCCATCAGACCAAACAAATAATTTACCATTATTTGTTGGAATTTGCTTTTTAAAGTTTTCGTAATTAAAAGAACCATCTTGATTAAACCAATTTTTGGACTATTCTTTATCAGTTGCTTCATTTAATGCCATATATCTTCTAGCAAATGCTTCTGCTAGTTTTGGATTATTCATTAAACGATTTATCCAATTTTCATTCCAACTGACTTTATATAAGTTTTCGTCTTTTTCTTGAGATCCTTCAACACCTTCTACATCATATAATTTGTTTCCAGTAGAAATGTTATCTGTTGCAGCTTGATCTCCACGTTTTGCCAATTCATACTTTCCAGTTTCTTTATTCCAAACTCTTTTTAATCGATTTGAATCAAGTAAATCTTCATCATTATAAATTACTGCTTGATTAAAATCATCAAATCCACCATCTGGAAGTTTTGCTGGATTAATGCTACTGAGAAATGGAATTATTAAGCCGTTTGGTAATTTTATATTTTTATCTTCATTATTACCAACGGCAAGATTAAAATTTAGGCCACCACTTGCTTTTAACACGCCTCCATTTTTAGCAGATTCAACTTCAGAAGTATTATCTGGTTGTTGATACTTTTTATACCAACTCCCTTCTGTATTTCCATTTGTTTGATTAAATTCGTTTAATTTACTCTTTACTATATATTCAACATTACGAGCTACCTTTTTATATAATTTATTTTGTTTTTCATCCCAAATAAGGGCATATGGAGATCTGTTTGAATAATACATATATAATCCATCTCCTATTTTTGTTAAAAGATTTCTATATTTCATTGTGTTTAACACAAATGATCTAGATTGTGCATTATTCGGATATGCAATACGCAGTTTAGCGGCACCTGTCTTTTTTGCTGATTCAACTACATATTTCATATTTGATAAATTGATATTTGGATTATCATTCAATAAATCCATCATTCTAATAAGATCTTTATTGTTTATGTTTTTCATAATATTTTCCCAAATTTGAAAAGTATATTTTCCAAATTTTGGAGTATTCAATTCATACTCAGATTCTTGTCCAGTAAACTCAGGTATTTCATTTACCATAAAATTATTCAACATCTATTGTGGTGTTTGCTGGGCCGGAGCCTCTTGTACTGGTGTTTCTTCTTTGTCTGGTTTCGCTGGAGTTCCTTCAGTTGTAAAAATTTTATTCCACTGACCTCCATATCCAAATAATCTAGAAAGATCCAAATATTCATTTGATGAAATAGTATTATCGGAAATTGCTTTTTTCGCATTTTCAATATATTTTTGATATCTTGCTTTTGTTGGTTCATCAAGATTTTTAAAATCTCTATCAAAGTCAATTTGATCGAGATATTCTTTAATAGCATTAATTCTATTTGTTGTTCCTCTTTTTCCAGTTTTCTCGTCCAGAGGATCTAACTCTACAAAATCATTTAAATTAAAATCATCACTATTAAATACATAATTATTAAAATTCTTTCTAAATGCATCGTTTGAAAAATCAACTTTTCTTTTTTCTTCAGGAGAAATATATTCTTCTGACTTACCAAGTTGTGATTTTAAATAATATGTAACTTGTCCAAAAATATCTTTATTATCCAATATATTTTGGTCAGTAGTATAAAAATTACCATTTTTAATAGTAACCGTTCCATTTGCGATACCATCGAGCATATAATTATATGCCTAATTCAAAGCATCTCTATTTTTCTATTCATCTTTTAAAGCTGTTCTATATTCTTCCCAGCCGTCTCTAACACTTTCTTGAAAGTCTGACAGCTTATAATTTTTATCCTTATATTTGTAAGTTTGTATATTTTCCATTTTATTAAAAATAAAAATTGGGGAAAGTACACAATTATACTTCCCCCAATATATTAATTAAATTTACTTCTTAATTCTACGAACTAGGATACCACCCTTTTTAAATACTGGCTGACCCTGTTCCTCTCGTGGGGCTGCACCGCCCTGCTGTGACTGCTGGACGAGCTGTAGGAACATCTGCGCTCCCTGCGCCAAAAGTTGACAATCTTGCTTTTGAAGACCTTCTGCAAACATTTGAACAACTTGCATCATAGGATCTTCCTGGCCTGCTGGCTGACTTTCTTCAGCTACTGGCTAATTGGTTGCTTCCTGCTCTACAGGAGCTTCCTGTGGTGTTTCTACCGCACCGCCTTCTTGAAATTTTCTAGGTATAATTTTCATAATAATTATTAATTAAATTAAATTTACTATATAAATTTAATTATTTATTTTTATAAATCAAAATAAATCTTAATTTGGAGCATCTACATATTCTGGTTTTCTATTATTTTGTGCATTTATTTCTCTAAACATTTTTTTACCTATTTTTCTACATATACTATTAAACAATTCTTCATTGTTTTTATTTTCATCTGCTTTTTTTGCCCAAGTAATTAATTGTTTCGTAAATGCCCTTCTAAATATTCTTTCTCCACCATATAGCTCCATCTGTGAAGAACCATCTTGTGCAAGAATTTTCATAACTGGAGCAGAATCATCATCGAATTCTATATCATCTCCTTTTTCTACTCCACTATTAATATTTAATTCAAGCACATATTTTGTATTTGGGTAAGATACTAAAGTTTTGTTTTTTGGCTATGCATGATAAACATGCATTACATCCATATCATCGTTTATAAAGATAATATCCAAAGGTATATTAACTTTATCCATCCACATCGATGGTTGTTCATTTTCATTAAAGTAAAATAGCATGCCTTCATTTTCTGGAAGTTTTCGTATTCCTTGAAGACCTTTTTTCTTTTCTTCTTCAGTTTTTGCTTCTTTTACTTTATATTCTTTATCATTGATATATACAGTTATCATTCAACAAGGTTTTGTTGATTAATTAAAAAACCATTGTAAGCCTGCGTTGTATCATTCTATACAGGTGATTGTTTTTGAATTGAATCGGTATTTTGTAATTTATCTTTATCTTCATCTCCTCTGAAACCCCATGCGTCTATCCATGTATTATATCCTTTTTTTCCAATATTAAATATATATGGAGCTCCAACAACTCCTCCTATACCTATCAATGTTTTTTTATTTCTTCTAAAAAATCCAGGATTATTATCGGTATTTGGTGTTGTAGAATTTGTATTACTAGTTTCATTAAGTTTTCCAGTAAGCCTTTCTTTTGCAGTTAACCTACGTCGAGATGTATTTCCGGTATTTTGAGACGATGTATTACCAGTTGTAGTTTCAGTATTATCTCTTTGTGCTTCTGTACTACCTGCTTTCGCTTGAGTAGTATCTGCAGGAGCAGAAGCTACATTTATTCTAACTCTTGATACTGGCATTGCTTTTGTTGTAGTCCTATACTATCCAAGATGTGAATTAATATCTCTTCGTGTAGGCACAATAACTGGACGGAATATTCTTGTTGCGTCAGATTGAGCTACCATTGGATTGCTTCTAACTGCATATTTTCTTTCCGAACCGAATACTGGCCTTACTATACGCTCACCAGCAGCGTCTTTTATCTATTGCCAATGATTTTTTACCCAAGCGCCTGTCGCACCTGCACCAATAGCACCAAGAATATATGGTATAGCTGTTCCAATAGCATAGTCTGCGGTTCCTATTACAACTGGTATTGCCTATGCCTATAACAATATATCGATCATCATAATAATTCGTTTGTATTATCAATTGTTTTATTTAATAACTCATCTACCAATATCTAACCAGCTTTTGTTGCTACATCATCTTTTTCTTTTTGAGAAATATCTGAATTATATTGTTTTAACATTTTTTCAAGTTTCTAAGTCAATGATAATCTTAATACAATTTCAGATCTTTCAATCTCTGCATTTTGTACTATCTTTCCATTTTCATCTTCTGAAACAACAGGAATACCTTTTTTGGTAATATTCTCATCATTTTCCATATGATGAAGATTTTTATGCAAAGCTCCTTCTGGTATTATATTTAATTCTCCACCATTTTTAAATTGCTATGGTTTTAATTCTCCAGTTTCTAAATAATCTTTTATATTTTGGAATAACTATCTAGAAGTATCATCAAATAGCCATTGCTTATCGGCATTTTCTTTTGATTGATATTTTGATTTTCTTCTAAGTTTATCTGGAGCAAGCAAATCTCGAATAACTCCATCAATACCCTATGCAATATAGTCTTCATTAATATTTTTATCTATAAAATCACTAAATGAAGAATCTTTCTATTTTGCATCTCTGAATATCTTTCCCAATTCAGAATTCTAAAACACATCTCCTTTTTTATTCTATAAAAGATAATCTTCGAATGGTTTTAATACCTATTGATATTTCGGATCTGAATATCTAAAATGATGAATAGCATCTAACTAAATATCATCTATTGTATTTGTATCTGGATTAAATACTATGGTAGGAGTTTCATTTGGATTTTTTAATATAAATCCATTTTTGTATTTTATTTCTGGTTGTCTAATATATTCTATAGATCCTGCTCCTGTTTTTTCACTTGTATATTCAGGATCTCTATAAATATGGTATTCAGAAGTATTTTTAATTGCTGGCCATCTTTTTTCTATAATTCCTTTCATTTCATCTTCAGATGGATAAATAACAATTATTTCAGATTCCTATGGCTGCAATTTTGCTCCTTCTTGAAATTTCGGAACAACAGATTCTATTTCCGTTTCTGGAGCAATAGATTTAATTTCCATTTCTGGAACTACTGATTCTATTTCTAATTCTTGTGGTTCTAATTTTGCTCCTTCTTTTGCAACAAGTGTTCTAGGATTAAGTCCACCTTGTAAGTCTTGATTATATTGTATATTACTCAAACCATTGGCCTAAATTCTTGCTTCATCAATCTTGTTTTCATTGACCATATCAAGTAAGGCTTCATTTGCTATACCATACATATTAACAAGTCTATTTGCTTTTTTATATGCTCCATGTGAGAACGCACCATATTTCTTCCCTTGCTTTTTCCAAGCATCTATACCTTGTTTAACGGTATTTGAATACGAAGATTCTACTTTTGCAAGATCTTGATTTTCTTGGAAAGTTCTAGGGTTAAGCGTTGTAGTTGTTTTCCCAAATTTACCATTAATCATAGAAAGAGGTAAAAGAGCTTCTCCAACTATGTTACTTCCTAATAATGCGTCTGTAGTCGTCATTCCACTGGTACCATATCCAGCATTATTAAGAGCTTTAAAACCGGTATCTAAGCCCATTTTTGCGAGTCCAAAAATCTATCCAACTCCTGGAATTGCAGAAACTGCAGCTGTTCCTGCCGAATCAAGTATATCTAATGTAGAAGTAGTTCTGCCTTCTTCTCCACTATATTCTGATTTAGGTTTAATTGCTGCTTGAGCTGCTCCAAGACCTATTCCAGCTATATTTCCAACATTAAATCCAGAAGTCAATTTTACTCTTTTAGTAATATTTTCTACAATCTTTGGTATAATACCATTAACTATAGAAGAAGTAGCTCTTCCTCCAGAAGTATTTTGATTGAATATACTTGAAGTTACACCAGAAATAGCAACATCTGCCAAACCTCCTCCAGATGGTGCCTTTAAAGTATTACCGAGTATTTTTGACGCTGCAGCACCAAGTGCTTGTCCAGCAAAATCCCCAATTTTTGAATCTCCAAATAATTTATTTCCTAAAGACGATCCAAACATTGTAGATGCAGTACCAATTACTCCACTAAGATATGCATTTCCTGCTTTTTTTAGAGCAAAATTCCTTGCTTGTTTTCTTTGATTTTTGGCAAGATATTGCATTTGATATTTGTCAAGAGCAAGATGTGTGGAAAATGCAGGAGTGGCACCAAACGGATATGTTCTAGAAGTTCCAAGTAATTTAGATGCGTCTACTGTGTTTAATATAGGTGCCATTATGCTATACTTATTTGATACATTGTTAAAATACTATATATTGTAGCAAGTTGTTTACCACTATATCGTATTTTAATTTTTATATATTTATCTCTTATTTTAGCTTCCTTTCTTTCAGACCAAGTATCTATTGTATCTATATCATCTATAGTATATCCTTCTGGTAATTTTTCTATATTTGTAGATTTTATATCATATTGGTCTGTTGATTTTGGAAGAACTATTGGAGGTTTTTCCCATTCTTTTTCATTCTTTTCATTGAAAACAATTGATGGTATTTGAACATCCCATTGATTTTCTTTATATTGAGAATTTCCTCTTATTCTATTTTCTTTATCTATTGGAGTGTTTTTTACATGAATAGAAATATTATATTGGTCAGTTGATTTATTATGCGTTACTTCTGCTCCAGAAAGATTATCATAATTCTTTCCGTCGCTTGTTAACTATTTATATATTTCATACATATAATACTCTGGTTTTTCTTTTTTATAATATTCTGGGAAAACAAACGATTTATTCTATTTCTATAATTCTGTATTACTATATTTGTCATCATATTCTATTTCAGAACCTTGCTATTTCATTAACTCTCTTGTTGCTTCTTGGCGATAATATATATTCTTTTTATCTTTTTTAAAAGAATAATTATCTCCAGAAATTGTAAAATGGAATGATTCTGGTTCTGCATCATTTGCTATCATTTTTAAATTCTAGAATATTTTCTGTACATATATATAATCATTTACTACAAATTCAAATTCAAAAGGATGCGTTTCTCCATACCAAGTTGTTGGTTTTACATATTCATCTTTTGTATTTCCATGCTTCCACAAATGATTATCGTGTTTCCAGAATTCATTATCATCTTTTGTTTTCCTATATTCAAAAGAATACATTGTACTATCGATATTTACGGCATATGAAGGTATCCAAGAATAAAAAGTAGAAAAATCTCCTGTTAATATATTATAACAAATATTCCATAGTTTATTCTCTTTTGCATTCCAAAGAGTAAACATTACATCTGCTTTTTTAGCATTATATGTTGTTTTGATGTTTGAATTTATAATATTTACATCATATTCATTTGCTTTAAAAGGAATATTTTCCTACAAAAATTCTGAAATAACATGATCGGATATTATTTTTAATTGACTTCCATCTGTCATCCAAATTTTCTTTTCAGATGCATCTATGCCAAAAATATAATATGGAGTTAATATAACAGATTCTGGCCATTGACTTCCATAACTTTCATTAATCATTGTTATATTTTCTGGAAGTATTGTTTTATTATTAATAAATACGTCACCTCCTGTAGAATTTGCCATTAAAGTTCTTTCCTTAATAGCTAGCACTCCTACTCCATGCTCCATTATACAAACAAGATTATTACCAAAAGGAATTAATTTTGTTATTTCACCATATTGTTTTGAATAATCTTTAAAGTTTCCTAATTCAAATACTCTATATCCATTTATATTTAAATCTGTATTATTTACATTTGAATATAAAACTCTATTTTTAAATTCATTTCTAATATATGGTTTGTCTTTAAATCCACTAAAATTCTTTATTCCAAGATTTGTTCTAAATCCATTGTTCGAAACATATGAAGTTGGAATCTTTTGTCCTCCTTCTGCTGAAATTGGCTCTAAAGGATAAAATTTTCTTCCATGACCAAATATAGCAACTTCTTCTCTATTTGATTCATCTATCGTTCTAATAGATAAATTATTTGTTGACTTTATTTTAATTGTTATCCAGCTTCCAAGTTTAACTGCATTTATATCTCCTTTTTGAATTTTATCGTTTCCTTTATTGTCTTTTGGAACCTATGTTGAGCTGTAATTCTAGTCCCAAGTTTCTGGATATAATATTTTATCATTTGTAGGAGAAGATGCGTCTTGGAAGTTTCTATTAACTCTATGTGTAAATGTACACAAGAAACAATCTCCTCTAAAAATATCAATTCCTTCGTTAATATAATTTAAATTATCTTTTGTAAATTCTATTCTATTTGATATTGGATAATAAGCAGAATTATCATTAAAACGAATTAAAAGATTTGGATCTTTTTCTTTTGTAGAATCATAATTTAATATCGTACCTTTTGCATATATATTGAATGTTCTACTGTATCCTCTTTCTTTTTCTGTAATAAATTTATCAACTTCATTAGAAAATGGTGAAGCAACTATTCCGAGATATGGAGAGAAAATTCCTCTTACAAAATTGAAGTCATCGTCATTTTTATTTGTTCTATCATCATTAGATGCCCTTTTTCTTCGTGCAGAATGTTGTTCATTAATATAACTCGTTCTATATGCTTCTTGAGAATTTCCAGCTATAGAAGTAAAAATCGTATTATCAATAGCTACTGTTGGCAGCTCTTCTGTAACAGCTATAATCTTAAATTTTATATCTTTATTTAAATATATTGAATCATATGTATAAGGTTTTTTATATATACTCGTTGTATTTATATCTTCTTTATAATCATATACTGGATAATATAGCCTTTCATTATTTTCACTTCTAATAGGCATGCCTTGCTAAAATGGAGTATATTTAATAGACAATTCCTATCCTGTAAAGAATTGATTATAATCAACTTGGTTTACTTCAAACTCAGGGCATATAGCAGTTAATTGATTGCCATTACAATATTTATATTTATTATAAAAATGTAATACTTTAAATCCTTCTAGATTGTCTCTAGCATCATAATAGTTTGTCGTTAAATAATTTGCATAATATCCATGTGTCAAAAAGATAGAATCAGTTTTATAAGAATCAGTTGCTCCTGGAATAATAGGTAATGATCCGTTACTAACAAATTGGGTTTGCCCAGAATAATAATATTTGGTATTCTTTGAAAAAGCATAACCAGAATCTGGTTTTGTCCTATCTACAGATTTAATTGTAGCTTTTGTAACTTCATATACTTCTGTAAAATTTGTTGTTTTCAACAAACTATTTAAATCAGAATCGTTTTCTATTAACGTTTTTAATTGAATTTTAAAAATTTGATCCTGACCGTTAATTCCTGCATTTAAAACTTTATCAAATATATCAAATTCGGTATCTTTATTTGCTAATTTAAATTTCTGTAAGAAATCAGACTACTAAATTCCTTTTATTTCTAACAATTGTTCATATGCCGTTTTGTTTTCGTCGAATATATTTATACCATATTCATTTATTTTTTTTAACAAACTTTCTGTATCAAGTATGTCTACTGATTTTTTTAATATAGAATTCTTATATATTGTAAATTGTAATTTACTATATATATTTTTTGTATTGTCATTTGATCCTAGACCGTTAACCATATATCTGAAAGCCTCTTCAAAAGAATCAAAATTTGTTGGCCATAACAATGCTTCAGTTCCAGCTATTTTAGATAATACAAACTATCCTTTAATATTATATCCATTTTGTATTGTTTCATCATCAAGAATTTTCCAACTTATCATTTTTTCATCAATAGAGCAAGGAAGAATATTGTGTAATCTTAGAATATATTGATTTGTAACTCTCCTCTTCACGCTTAATACAAAAGTATCCTAGTATTCTCCAGGATTTGGAGTATGCAAATCTCTTGATTCTTCACCAGCTTGTGCTATAAAACTTTCTATAAAATAATGTGGAAACCATATCATTCCCGGATCGCTTTTAGATTGATAGCCACAATTCTTTGTTAAATAATTTGAAAATGATTCTCCAACAACAAGAGTATTTGATTTTACAGCATTAAAACTTTTATCATTTTCGTCTTTACTCCCATCAGTATATGGAAAACTCTTTGCCCAATATTCTACAATTGGAAGATGCGATTCTTTATCCCATGGCATTGTGAATCCTTGTGCAAGAATTGTTTTTATTCTTTTCTTTCTTACAATAAAGAATCCTTTTATTCCAAGTTTTTGAGTAAGATATTCCTATATTTCCTAATTAATTTTTACCCCAAGAGAATAAATATAATCGTCATTTGTATGATGATCCCATATATCATTTAAATGAATTACACCTCGTATATTTATATCAGTCTATTCGCCTTTTGAATTGGAAATATAATCACCTTTTGTATTAAATAATAAAATATAGAAGAATTGGTTGGCAATTGCAAGGAACTTATCTATACTTCATTGACTTTTCCGTCACTTAATTTATTGGTAAATCCTCCAATTTCTCCTCCAGGAAGATCAAATACAGGTGAGTTGGATCCATCTTTGTTTATATAAACAATTCCCAATCTATAATATTCTTCATTCCAATATCCAACATTATAATAAATATTTTTTGTATTATAATATTCACCTTTAAAAATATGCTTTTCTGGATTTTCTGTAATTCCAGAATCTTCAGAATAATCCTTTTGACTTATATGACCAATTTTTTCTTTAGATGGAAAACGTTTAACATATGGTACAATATGAAGACTTAAATCCAGTAAATCTTTATAATATAAATCTGGTTCTTTTATATTTGCAAAAAATAAATAATTCTATATCTATGCTTGAGTTTTAGCATATTTTATAACAGAATACTATGTTTGTATATAATCCAGTCCTATTTGCTATATATCTTCATTTCCGGTTATAGATATAATATTATTTTCTGGAACATATACAGGATCCATTAATTCAAATGCTTGTGGAATAGCTTCAATATTCGCTTCTGAAGAACTTCTCGTATAATATACTTTAATAAAATCATATGATCTATCAAAGTTATTTATTTTTAACTATATTGTTTTTCCGGAATTTTCATCCTCTATTCCACCATTAATAGTATATGGGTCTGCATCAGTTCCTTTAAAAACAGAAATAATTCCAGATTCTGCAGCCCAATCTGTTGCATTTTTATCGTAATCACAATATTTAATATAGAATACATAATTTCCAACTTTTAAATTTCCATTTTCTACTTGGCCTTCATAATCTATAATTGGAAATTTATTTATTCTTTTTATCAAAGAAGTATCTATATCAAATTTATCTTGATCTGTTTCTATTTTATATAAATTAGCATTATTCTTCATTCTATTTGGAATCTTAGCAGTTCCAGAAGAAGTAACACTGAATCTTGTATTTATAAGTCTTGGTATATTTTTATTATCATTAATCAAAAGATTTACAGATCCATCATATGATGGTTGAACATCTATATCAACTGGATGGTTAATATCCCAATTAAACAATTTTGTTGTACAATCGTAAATTTTTACACAATTTTTGTCTGTAGGATCTATATAACAAAAATATTCCTATCCGTTTACATCTTGTTTTACACAGTTTTTTAATGGTTGATATGAATCAACCATTTTTTCTTCCTGTTCACTTCCGTCTATATTATCTATTGTTTGTACTTTATATTCTTTATAATTTGGCGATGGAAAACTTCCTAACTAACATTCTCCTTCTTTATTTATAGAAGCAATATAAATAATACCGTTATATTCTGTCATACCTATTGGTTGAAATCCATCTGGAAGTTTTATATTTTTTTTATTGTCAAGTTCGTCTTTTATCATGATATTACCCATATCATTCTAAATTACTCCTTGATTTCCAACAGTAGACAAATAAGTAGCATTAAGAGCATTTGAAAGAGATTTTGTCTGTCCTGCAACGTATTCATTTGTGTCGCATACCATTCCATCGCTGAAAACGTTCTGAGCTATTTTTACACTCATACTTTAAATTTTTTTAAATTATCCTAAATATATTTGAATGTTGTCAGTTTACGCTTTCCTACGTATGTGACTTTATTGCAATCTTCTGGATAAACATTTATAACATATTTTTTCTCACTTTCTTCACAAGGCATAGTATAAATATAGGAACCATTAAGTTTTCCAAGTGAAGCCATATCTTTTGTTCTATATCCTGTTAAAATATCACCTTTGCCATTTTGTATATTTTCATGCATTTTCTTATATACATAAAAATACCATTTATTATCAAGTTTTATTTTTTTCTTTACTCTATTAAGAAAAATCATTTTCTATAATAATTTTTCTTTATAATATTTAAAATGACGAAGTGAATCTTTAAATAATTTTCCAATATATACAGCATATGGTCTTTGTAGTAATTTTATATCGGCTCCTCTAACTTTTAACTACAGTAAATTAACCCAACCTGTTGTAACAATATAATTTAAATCTAATTTTGAAATAGTATTATATTTCTCATAAATCTAATCCATATAGTCTCTCCATGTTGTTTCGTTTTTGCCATCTCCATACTGCATTCCGTTATTAAGATTTTTTATTATTTTTTTATTTAAGATATCATTTATAAACACTGTCTATACAAAAGGTTTTCTATTCCAATGAATATGCAAGATTATTTCAGCACCACTAAAATAACTTTTCATTGGATCAAGTCCTTTAAAAACACCTTGTTGAAATAATTTCTAAAATTTATATCCTTTAATAACTCTTGTTTTTAATACAGCACGGAGTTTTGTTCTACTAAGAATATGATAAGTTACATTATTTTCTATAATGTCATGTATTACTAAAAAGAAGTGAGTTAAAAATACGTTTGCACTAAATTCATCTTTATGCTAATCATGCGTATATGGCAGACAGTCTTTGCCTTTCAACTTCAATCTCTTCATATTCATATTAGCCATTAATTCCTTCGCATTAAAAGCAAAGCCCTACGCCCTATTTTTCATTGATTTATTTTAAAAGATTTTCTATATTGTTTTCTTCCCCAACAGGTTTTTGCATCAAGGATTTCATCAAAGTCATTTTGTGTAAGATGTGTTATTCTAGCCTAGTCGCATTGTAAAAACCATTTTGCATTTAATGATTCTGCCATCTAAATAATAGCAGCATTCATTGTTTTAAGTCCTTCTTTATATTTTGTTATATAAGCACAAAATGTTGCTATTGCAACTGCTTCTTTGTCAGAAATTCTAGGTAAACCATCATCATCCAATTCTTCTCCTCTATATAATATATTTATCACAGGCCAATGTTCTTTAAAATAAAGCCTATCTCCAACTAATTCATATTTTATGAATTTACCAGGAATATAGAGTTTATCCATATTTTTTTTCCTATACTCAATATACTATTCTACAAAAGCAGAATTAATATCACCATTTGGAGTATCATTTGTTGAATAATCCCAATCTTCAAAACCAGTAGTAACTGCTTCAATCTAGTCGCAATTACAAGGAAGATCTATATAATTAACACAATCATCCATATGAACTGTATACCTATATATCTTCATTCTTTTATTGCCTATACGTTGATAAGCAATAAGTCCTATTTCTTCAAACTTTTCATCTGGTAATTTAATACCATATAATTCTTCAAGAAGAAACTGAGCATAATGAAAATCATTCAGTCCTGTCATGCTGTGTAACTCTAGTTATTTGGCAATGGTTGTGCTGCCAATTGTCTATAATAAGATATCTTTTTCTATATAAGTCTTTTCTTAACTTCGTTATCTATAAATGAAAGATTATCGTCTTGATTTTCCAAACAACAAGAATATTTTTCAAGTTGTCTTGGATCTTTAAATATACCAGTAATAGAAACTGTTTTCAATAATGGGGCATTAAATACCCAACAATCATACATTCCATTTTCATTTGGAGAAGTATCAATCCATACATAGGGTCTCTTCTTTCCTCTTTTTCTATATTTCTACACTCTTAAAGATTGTGGAGAAGTATAATAAATAAATGGAAGTTGTTTATCTACAGATCCTATATACTGTATAGCCTTGTCTTGATAATCATTCAAAAGCTATGGAATTTCAAAATGCAAATGTAAGTCTTGTGGATCGGAAAATTCCGAACGACAATGACATTTGTCTATATTTGCACATTCTACTGGTATACAATTTATTGATATATACATATCCTCAACAGGAAGAATACCTTTTAATGCATATTCTTTTATTACCTGTAATCTTTCAGATATTATATCATCAATAAGTTGATCCATATTTATACTTGAATTTATATGGAATCCCTATAAACCGCTTACAATATCATTGTAAACTGCAGAAGCAAGTTTTTCAACCTAACTATACATATATATAAAAAATAAAAGGCGAAGGCGATTTACTCGCTTTCGCCTAATTTATTTAGATTTATTTTAATTAAATAGTACCAGCTTCATCTTCACTTGAAGCAGGGTTTACAGTCTCAACAACTGTGCCAACCTTGCCAAGTGCAGTATTTACAGTTGCACTCAAAGCACTTGGAACATAGATTACATGAGTAGTTACTGACTTAACAGTATCACCTACTGCATTCAATCCAAGCTCACCACGATTTACACAATAGCGGATTACATATTCGTCGTAAATAACGCCAGGTACAGGACTCTCTTCCTTGTTCCAGGCAAATGCACCAGAACGAGTAGCGGTCGGGAGACGAAGATTGTGGAGGAGATAAGAGTAAGTACCAAAGCCTTCCTTACCAATAAACAATCCTTCTTTTACAGGCTTACCATCTTTAACAACAGCGTCATGGCTAGCCATATCCTTCTTGATGTCATCAAGGCTCTTAATAACCTTGTAATCACCCATCTCATAATATGCAGAAGCGTTGAGCTCTTCAATGTTTACACGAACAAAACGCTGATACTCGTTTACTGCCTCAAGAGCGAGAAGTGCACCACTTGAATACACATTAAGCTGCTTGTCACCATAAACGAAAATATCGTACTTCTTCAAAACATCTGCCAACTTTGCAACTGTTTCAGCAGCAGTAGCAAGACCCTCAAAGTCAATACTGAAAGCCTTGCCCTTGTGATAAAGATCATTTGCATAACGGCTATCTGCAGAACCCTGAGTAAGACCGATATACATATTCAAGCGATATTTCTTATCTTTTGCAACAACATTTGTGAGATCCATACATACAGCAGCAAGCTCTGCCTCAGAACCAGCAGTATGATGAATAGACTCAACATTGGCCTTCTTGAAATTGCCAATACGCTTGATCATAACCTCTTCCTTACCAGAAGCGTCAACAGTAGTAATAAGATCCTTACCAGTGGTAAGATCCTTCAAAGAATTAAGTACGTTAGTAGTTGTAAATTGAAACATAATATTAAATTATTTAATTTTATTTTGCCGATTGCTGAACTGGACTTACAACCGACGTTGTAACTGGAATATGTGTCTATAGTCTTGGTTCGCCGATATTTTCCATCGCCAAATGCACCAGTTCATTCATTATCTCAAAACATACAGGTTCTGGAAATTCCAAAACCTATGAAGTATCCTCAACCAAATCTAGTTCTTCCTATGTAAGTTTAACATACTTAGGAACTTTTAAATAATCTATAACTACCCCTACCGGTTCATATTTGGAAGTATCTGTTCCACACCGAATCTCACAACGAATACTTGAATAATTACCATATCGCACTTCCTGTTCTTTTTTCTTTGTGGAAATTTCTTTTCCATTAAAGGTAAAAACAGATGGCGATTTAGTATCCGTTCCATCGGTCTCTCTTGACAGACTTTCAACTTCAAATTTATTAGTAGGTAGTTCTGTAGAGGTATTTATGTTATGTATAAAATAGTATGGTTGTTCAGGTCTTGGTCTGAAATAATAATTACTATTTATTACAGGCCACGAGTCTGAAGTAATTCTTTTTGCGGCGAACTATACAAAGTCGCCATCTTGTCCACAGGTTTTTGATTTATTTACTATTTTAAATACACATATACAATTTAACAGATGGAAATAATCCAAAGGAAAATGGACAACATATGAAGTTCCGTTTAAATTGTATGCTGATATACCATCAATAGCATCAAAATCTTTACTTTCTTCTTTCTTTAAAAAAGCAGTTGATTTTAATACTCGTAAATCATCTGAAACCTGTTGTGAAGTATCATATATATTATACCTCTTGTTAGCCACCTAAATTATGGCTTTATTGATTAAATAAACAAAATCTTCCAATAATATAGGCGAAGCATTTACTTTATTTAATTCAATTAAAAGATTATTATACGCCTCTCTAGATGTCACTGCGGTATAACTTTATTTGTATTACTTTTTGTCTGTATCTTGATTATAAAATTCTGGATATGTATCACGTTTGATCAATTCCAAAACCTTCTGATTCTTTGGCTCCTACATCCATGCTAAAGCAGCGCTGTCTGTAGCTCCAAGAACAATATTATCTCCATATAAATACAACTTATTCTTCATAATAATTACCTTCTTTTCCTTTGCATCAAGGAATAAAAGATGAAGTGAAATATCGTCAGCATATAAATTAATAATTTTCTGAGGATCCTTCTCAGCGACACTGAGCAGATAATCGAGAACGTCGGCAATAGGCTGATTTCTCATATCCTTACCCAAAATACGGGCAATATTCATCTGTCCGTCAACTCCACGAGGATCATCATAAATAAACGATTCTGCCTTATGAATGAGCTGCTTACGTGTAACACGACGCTGAACAGCAACTCCAGGACGATCAATATATAATTCAGCTACTCCATATCTTGCTGGATGATTAGCAGTTGATCTTGGGCCATCAATAATCAAATTGCCGTTAGCATCACGCTCGTCACGACTCTTTGCAATTAACGGACAGTTTTCGATAGCTTCCCATTCCGCCTTCTCATATGGATCATCAAGATTATATGATTTACCACTTGTTACAACAAAGATATGATTCTCTGGGAAAAATACAGCACGACCTTCAGAATATGCATCGCGCTCCTTTTCACTCATAATCATATCTCCCTGTGAATTCACTTTCTTAATACATGAAGGATATTGGCCATATTTATTCTTACAAGGTTGTATAAAATACTTAATTCCTGCCTTGTCATATGTGCTTTTTAATGTTATCCTTTTATCATCAAAAATAATATCGGTCTTTGTGACCTTTTTATTTGTTGCCATCATTATTTCATTTAACATTAAATATAACCGGAGGAGTAAAAACTCCCCCGGGTTTATCTTATTTTCTTATTTTAATTTTTTTATATCGTAATTATCAAGCCTGACGCAAGACAACCGAACGATACGGAGTAAAGCATGCAATACCTGCATCTAAAATTTATTTAAATTTTATGACTATATCTTTAATTCAATCAATATATTTATAGCGAAAACCTTTAGAAAATTCATTTCTACCCTATAACACATGAATAATACTAGATGAATTGTCTTTTTTGCATTCTGAAACTGTATTATATATTTTTATTAAATTCCAATTTTTATCATATTTACCAACTTTTCTTGGTCGTCCAGAAATTTTTTTCGCTGGTGCTATTTTTTCAAATTTATCAAATCTCCATTGATATCCACCAGCCATTGTATTCATTTTTATTGCTTTATATATATTTGTTTTTATTTTTAAAATATTTTTTGCTTCCTGCATGTTTTTATATTCATTAACAAATATTCCATTAACATCGTATTGATAAACTTTTTGTGATTTTATAAATTCAGTTCTTGATTGTTCAAATTTATCACAATAAATATAACTAAAATATTTATTATGAACTTGAAAACCATATTTAATAGATTGATAAATTTGAGCATTATCAATATTTGTTATTCGTGTCACATCATTTATAGAATTATAGCAACAATCAAAATTTCCATATTTATCATATTGATAAATAGGTTTTTCTTCTTTTGATTTATAGTTATGCATTAATCCTAAATCTAATTTATCAAATTTTATATTTGTTATATAAAAATTTGCGCATTTTATTTTATTTGTAATAGCTCTTTGCACTGATCGCAAATTTCTATTTAATCCTTTTGCAGCTTCAAAATATGAAGAGTATTCTTTAACAAATTCGCCATTTTCATCATATATATAACAAGGTATTCGTTGGACTATTTGCCCGCCAACAATTCCTCCTAATGCAATATTATAAACATCTTGTCTTTGTAAAAAATCTTCATTTACTATTGATTTTTCAAAAGCATATGCCTATATTTTTCCTTCTTCTGAATTTGGAAATATTTTTATTGTACTTCTAATAAATTTTTTCGGGCCATATTTATTTACTGCTTTACCGAAATAATTTTTGTTATTTTTATATGAAGAAGAAATGTTTGAATAAATACCATTTCCAAGATATCCATCAAAAAAAGTTGGGTTTGTTTTATGCACTCCAATATATATTTTATTATTTATTATATTGGTTGTACAGTATACTATATATTTTATTGAATTATCCTCCATTTTAGTTTATTTTTTTTTAAAAAATAACTTACACTATAAAAAGTTAGTCGATGAACTTAATATTAAACTTCCTTTAGGAACTACATTAATATTTTAGCTGCTGATTGCAACACTTTTTTAATTTTTAACATTCACGATTACCGTCTCCAGTTGCGTTGTAGTTTAAAAAAGTTACGTTGTTTTCCAGCAATTAAGAGAATTTATAGTGGGCTAGCTTTTATTACATTAATTTAACCCACTCATTACCCATTGATATTTAAATACGATCGCTACTCGTATCCCATTGAGCTTATTGTTTCCAACAAGATTAGACTATATCTTTAACTTCTTTTAAAAGTTATTTTCCATTTCCTTCAGCATTTTGAAGTACGACCCTTTGGTCTAGTCGTTAAACGATATGCAATTTTGCATTTCGTAATTGATTGTCTGTTTTTTTTACAGAGTTCCCAATTTTAAGAAAAATTTAAGTTTATTATCACTAATAAACACGCCAATAATTTTAGCTTGCTACCAGCTACATTGCTGGCTACCTCACCAGAAGATTTGCCATCATATCCGCCAACACCAACGATCTTATTTGTCATAAAATCTTTTCCGGTCAACGAAAATTTCGCAATAGCTGGCATACCAGTTGTCTTGTCAGCAGTAAGGTCAATACATACACCATATCCCTTTGTAGGATATTCACGAGTGAGAGCTCTATCGCACATAAATGTAATAGTATTGCCCGCGAATTCATATGTATCATATGTTGCGCCTACCTTTACATAGCCGCCCTTACCCTGGTTAGCTGACTTAGAGTACATAAATGTACCGTCAGTGCGATAGTGAGAAAGAAACTCGCCAAGAACGAGATTGACATCATTCCAGAGAACACGATTCACTACGAAAGCGTAATGATTTCCTGTATCGCTCTGACACTTATCTGACATATCTGCCATAATCATATTAAACAATGGCAGAGTAGGTTTGTCATTATAAACGTATTTGTTGGCTGCAGCCTCAATCTGAGGAATAGCACCCTCGCCAATATAGATGGGGCGCTGAGTATCCATTAAATATTTCAAATAATTTTGAAATGTTAGACTATATCTTTAATTTATATATTTCATAAATTATCTATTATTTTCATTAATTAAAATGTAAGCTTTTCAGCTAGTCGTTGAACCTTATTATATTTATAATTAGGCTGCTGATTGGTCTTTAAGACTTTCCAGCAATTAAATAGATTTTAAGAGCCCAATACTACTTAGGCTCTGCGATTGTTGCCTTACCATTAACGTCGATGTTTCCTTTATTCAATAACACTTAATTACTTTGTATTACTACAAAGAGTAGACTATATCTTTAATTTTTATATTTAATTGTATATCCTTTTGTCTGTTTTGCACATCCTCTTAATATTTTTGAAACCGTTGAGCGATCTAATTTTAATTGTTTACAAGCATTTGACACACTATCAAATTCTGAAACAAAATCACCGTTTATTTTATAAACCTCAACTTTTTTCTTTTTGTTAATTGGAATATATTTTTCTATTTTATTAAATTTTTCTAGTTTTATTTGGTTTTTTTGAATTGGTTTATTGTTTAATATTGCGTTTTCTAGTTCTTTATATGAATGAATATTATATTTCTTTTTAAAATCTTTTACATTTATACTATCTATAAAATTACCATCTAAATCATATAAATATAATAATTTATTTTTTAAATCCATTCTTGGTTTACAAACATATTGGTCATATAATTTATATGATAAATAATAATCATTTTTTGTCAAAGAACCGTTATTTACATTATTTATAATATTTGATTGTGAGATATTTAAATTACTACTAGCCTCTCCAATACTATTGTAAATTGCAATACATTTACCTTCTTTAGAATATTGATAAACTTTTCTATTTTGATTAGGATTTGAAAATTCTTCTATGCATATTTCTTTTTGATAACTCCAATAAAAACCATATAATCTTTGTTTTTTATTAATTGCACTATAAATTGATTGTTTCCATGTTTCAAAAAAATCAGAAACTTCATAAATATTATTCCATATTTTTATTAATTTCCCGATTTTGTCAAATTGATATATTTTGTTGTATGTAGGAATATATGGTCGTTTCTTTCCTCCAATTGCAATATTATATGTGTCATTCCTTTTTATAAAGTTTTCATTTACAATTTCTTCTTCTTTTAAAAGGGCTTCAATTTCCGTATCATATATATATAATACACTTCTTTTGAAATTTGAAGTTCCATATTTTTTCACTGCAAATTGGAACGGAAATTTTGGATTCATATATGTTGATGGATAATTTATATTAACTCCATTCCCTATATAACCATCAAATTTCATCGGATCTTTTGTACCATGGATTCCAATATATATTTTATTATTAATTATATTTATTGTTTGATATACAATATATTTTAAATTATTCTCCATTTTGGTATTTTAAATACCTACCCTTGCTCGGATAGTCGTTGAACATTATATAAAAACTGTTTCCCACTAGTTTAAATATCTTAGCTGCTGATAAACCATCAAATGGTCTTTCCAGCAATTAAAAGAATTTAGACAGAGCTGTTATTGTTTTCAACCCTGTGTTCATGGCGTACATAAATGTATCGAGGAGCTCCTTCTCCTTCTTCAACATCTTGTAAACGCCTTCACCCTTAGATTTATCCGTATCGTCAGCAATACGCATAAATACCTCTTCCTGAAGTGCGTAGAGGCTAGACCAGCTTGCGTCACAACGGAAGGTTGTCATATAGTTGCGATGAAGCTCCATATTTGACTGGAACTTTGAGTATCCCTCTTCCATATTACTCCAATATTTCTATTGGTACTGACTATATCATTAACTTTAACTTATTATGACAAATATTTAAATACAAAACCTTTTTGTGATTTATTTGTACCATTTAATACTTTCCATACAGAAGTTCCGTATTTTTTTTCAGCAGCAGTTGCCGATTCAAATACATAAATTAAATTTCCATTTAAATCATATTGCCCTACTTTTCTTTTTCTTTTCTATGTAGATAAAAAAATATTATCTAATTTTACCAAACTCCAATAAAAACCATTTTTACATACTGATTTTAATTTAATACTTTTATTAATATTTGAAGATTTATATTCTTGTTCTGCTAAAATTTGTTTTTTAAATTCTTTTAAAAATACTCCGGTATTTCCATCATATTGATATATTGTGCGATTTTCAATATATTTTTTTCTAGCTTTTGAATAATTTTTATCATATTCTTCGCAAAAATAAAAATTATTATATAAAATTCCGAATATTCTAGCTTCTTTTAATTTGCATTTACAAATTCCAGTTTCTTCTGAAGCATTTTTTTGGTTTTTGTATTTTGTTATAAAATTACCATTTTTATCATATACATATATTGGTATTTGATGATTTTGACCCAAGCTAAAATCAGAGATATCTAATTTTTCATATTTAACATTTGTCCACAAAAAACCCTTTCCTGTTTGTTTTCTAGAAATTGCATGATCAATTAAGCCGTGGTCACATTGGAGTGAAACTGAAGCGTCTTTTATAGATTCATATTCTTTAATAAAATTCCCGTTTAAATCATATTGATAACATTTTACTTTTTTATAAAAATTATCTGATATGCCACCTGGAATCATGTTATATACATCATTTCTTTTTAAAAATTGCTCATTTACTAGTTCTTCCTCCAACAACGAGGCTTCTTCTAAAGAGTTAAATATTGATAAAACTTTTCTTCTAAAGTTTTTTGGCCCATATTTTTTTACTGCATATTGAAATTTTGTTTTTGGGTGAATATATGTATTTGGTTGTGTATTTAATACTCCACACCCTAAATATCCATCAAATATAAATGGATTTATAGTTTTGTGTATTCCAATATATATTTTATTATTTATTATATTTGTAGTTTCGTATACTATATATTTGTATTCCATTTTTTAAAAGTTATTTACCGTTTCCATTTAATAAAAATGTACGCCATTACGGCTAGTCGATGAACTACGCTATAAAACCGTCCAATAGAACTAATAATATAGAATAGCTGCTGATTGCCTTCGTCTGTACGTTAAGGTTTCCAGCAATTAAGTAAATTTGCTTATTTGCTCACGCAAATAAGGTCCAAAGAAGTACTTTAGACAATTCTGGCTGAGCTACTGACTGGAATGTAGTAGTATCACCAACATTGCAGTATGTCTTGTCGAGAACAGTATCATAATTGTTATCGATAAGACGTACTTGCAATTCCCAATAATTCAATAGACTATATCATTTACTATAGTATTTAAAAATATAATCTCCAAAATATTTATTTCCTTGTTGGATATCAACAATTTTATTTTTTGGAACTTTATATTTAGAACCAAGAATATTTAAATTATAAACTGTTTCTATCAAATTACCATCTTTTGTATAAACTTCAACTTTCTTTTTATATGGCCTTTCTGGTACTTTGTCAACAGTTACAAGTGAAAGATAAAAATCTTTATACCAACCATCATACATATTAAATGTATTAGCCAGCTTTTTCCATGAATGTTGATTAATAACCTTCATTACACTTTTACCTTTATAGGCTCCAAGATATTCTCCAGTATCTTTGTATACGTGAAATATCTGCGATTTATTTTGTCTTCTTGGTTTTGGTTTGAATAAATCATATAATTTATTTGATACATAATATCCGTTTAATTCTCTTTGCGTTTTTATTGCATCAAGAGCTTGTTTTACTGTACATTTAAGGAAATTAGAAAGTTCATTATATTCACTAAATAATTTAATTAATTTCCCTTCCATGTTATATATATAAGTTATATGATTTACAAAATTTTCATTATATTCATCAATATTTATCTTGTCATCAAAAGACCAGAAAGAATCTGCAAATGGAACCTTCAATTCAATAAAACGTTCCATTCTTTCCTGTGGATAATTATAAAAATCACATATATCGATAAAATTCCACTTTCTTTTTAATTTACCAAGTAAATCATATTGATAAACTGTTCTAGTATTTATTTTTTCGAAATTATAATAATCAACATCATTAATTATATTATCTATAATTTTATTTGCTTTTACACACGCTTCTTTAAAAGTATTACAAGTTGCCAGTGTTATTCTTTTGAAGTTTCTAGCTCCATCCATTTTTACAGAAAACTGCAAAGCAGATTTTGGATACATAAAAGAACTAGCTTTTCCTATATTTATACCATCTCCAAGATAACCATCAAATTCAGATGGGTTTTCCGTTTTGTGAACACCTATATAATTTCTATTTGATTTCAAACCAGTTGTTAAAAATACTATATATTTCATTGTAATTCAGTTTTTAAAATTTAATTTAAGATTTTCATCTAGTCGTTGAACGCTATCGTAAACTACGATCACGCTGCTGATTACATCTAAATGCTTTCCAGCAATTTAAAGAATTTATTAAGCGAGACAATTATTAAGATTTTTCATCACGCTTGCGAATAGGATGAGAAACTACAATACACTGCTGACGGCTACCGTCAATACGGAAGATGTCATACTTGTTATAATAATTCTCAACAAAAGCCATTGTGATTTCTGAACCATTTGCACCATCCTGCTCGGGAACATCGGCAAACTCTACATGCTTGATATTGTTCACCTCTGTCTGCCACTCAAAGAGAAGCGAGTCAGAAATCTGGAAGGTATTTGCCTTCTCATCCTTGTAAAAAATATTACGCAAACCATCAGTAAGATAACTCAAAGTGTTATCAGCATACATACGAGCTACAACACCAAGGCGCTTCGGACGAGCGCCGAGGTACTTTGACCAATCTTCATATGTTTTAGTTTGCATTGTGTTAACTCATAATTTTCCATTTTATGAGATCAGACTATATCATTATAATATTCTGCGCTTGTAGTCGTTGAACCTTAATTTTATAAATCATCGGCTGCTGATTGCCCTAGAAAATATGTTAGTTATTGGAGGGTTCCCAGCAGTTCACAGAATTTTAAATGGGCAAACCTTTCACCCATTGTAGGGATTCTTGAAGTAAAACTAGCAACTAACATATTAATTTTATAAATTTAGTTTTGATTAAAATTCATCCAAGTCATCATAAACAGCTGCTCCTTTGGCAGGTGACTTTGGCTGATATACAATATCTGAACTTCTTTTGTTTTGATCTTTCAAACCTTTTTCATATCCATCTTGTCTTGCTGCAGAAATAGCTTTCTGATAATATTCTGTAATATCATTGAGCATATCTTCTCCGTGCAAAGTAAGCCAAGCGGCCTTTACAAGAATCTTTGGATCTGCCAACGCTTTGGCAAAATAATTATTACCAGCAGCATCTGTGCTTGTAATAAAATCATAAATCTCCTGCATATCATCATCTTGTAAATTCAAATCATAACCTGAATATGTGGTAAGATTATTAATCTCGTCAACTACTTGATTTGTAAACTGATTATAACGTTCCTGTGCTTCCTGATCCGCCTGGGTCTGCTGTTGCATCAATGTTTCGTCTTCAATCATTTTATACTGATTTCGTAGTGATTCTATCTGTCTTTTCCATAAATCTTCGTTGCTTTTTGCCTGTTCAAGAGCTTCTTGAGCTTCCTCCTGTGTAGCATCTTGGATTCTACTCATAAAATCTGCCATAAACAAAGAATCGTCATCATACTGATCCACAGAATACTGAGGAGTAGTATTTGTATTCTGATAATCGTCTACAGCTTGTTTCTGTATATAATCAATATACTCTTGAGGAGCCATTCCACTTTGTCGAATCTGATTAATCATAGATAATTCATCTTGATCAAGATCATCATAATTCGAACGTTGAGCAGGACTTGAAGTTCTAATAATATTCAATTTGTCAGAATCCGAAAGATCATCCCAATTGAAATTCTTGATTACCCCATCTTCTTCAAATTGAATTTTTGACTTATCCTCAATACCTCTATCTTTAAGCAACTCAGTTATGAAATCTGAATTACCTTCCTCCTACGAGGGAGGCGTATCTGTTGTTGTGGTTGTGTCGTTTTGCACTTCAGTTGACTCGTCATAAAACTCTTCATCATCCAAAGTTTCTGTACTATCCATTGCCATATTACATAAAACATTAAAAATAATTAAATATTATATCTTATTTCTTTTTCTTTATCTAACCATTCTTGTAAAGATAATAACAGGAATTAATAACTATACATAAATATATTAATAATCCTACAAATATCATTACACTATTACTTTTTATTGTTAATATTAATAAAATAATCCATCCGATTTGTGCTATCTATCCTAAGATTCCGCCTAGTGCTGTCGCTACAATATCTAGAAAATCAAACTTCCCACCATATTGCCAATCTTTAAATTCCATGCCAACAGCACATCTAATTGTAAACAATACAGATAAAAAACAAGCAGTAATATATCCATATCGTAAATGCTCAATCCTATTACTTTCTTTTAACCAATTCATGATATTGTAATAGTTATAGATTCATTTCTTTTATTTGCAGGAATTAAATATTCTTTTACTAGTTTTGCAAAAGTTTCTTTTGATTCAATAACCATTCCTACTTTTTTGTTCTTTCCCACTAATAAACATCCGGCGGAATCGCGCTATGTGTTTCCTGCGTGAATTAAAACTCCTTGATATCCAACAACTTCCATTAATCTTGGTAATTTGCCATTACAAGTCTATTTGTAAAAAGGCTTACTTCCAAATTTCGAACTTACAATATTCATATTTATTTTATAGGTTCCAGTTGGAATTGCAGTTTTTCCTGGTATTTTTATAGATCTTACTTGCTGTTCTGTCATATTCTAATCAAGACCTCTATCCGCGTCTTCAATAGTATCGCAAAAGTATACATTATCAATATATAATTTACCAATAGTGTATTCTTTTTTCTTCGCAATTCTCTTTAAAAATAGTTTCATATTACAAATATAATTAAATTTATTTAATTATCAAAATAAAAGTGACTATCAATTACTAAGAATTAACTTAAATAACTAATAGCCACCTTTTTACAATTAACTATACTAGAAAAGTATAGATACAATAATCCCTAGATAATTTTCAGAGGAAAAATCGCTAATTCCCCTAATCATACAATTTCGCAAAAAGGTGTCTCTGAAATTAATCATAACCTAAAAGTACTTTTCTACCCCCAACCTTACAAGTTCATGGCGTACTGCTTTCTGTTTATATGTATGAATTTTACAGCTGGATTTAAACCTCAACGCTATGTTTCGATATTATTTCAATCGTGCATCTACTACCCCAGTCTGACCCTCCCCTTGATCATTACATCGGAATGAGGGTGGTGAAACTTCTGAACTTTGAAGTTCTGTACTTACAAATTTAATTATTTGTTTTTAAAAAACAAAATATATTTTTTATATAAAATCTTCCCATTCAATTGAAATACCGAGTTTTGCTGAATCTGCAAGAATTCTATTAAATATTAAACCTTTTTCTTTTTCGCATACAGTACTTATAACTTTCATTAAATGCTATTCATCATCTATTCCATTTCCTAATAAAAGATTTCTATAATAATTATATAAATATACTTTATCATATATATTCTTTTCATCACAAACATATCCGTTATTTGAACATATATTTATTAAATCATCTTTTGTATATTGAGTATCAAACTATTGCCTGCATATATATTCACATAATGCTTTATTTAAATGCTAACCATAATATCTCATATAGTTATTAAAATCTCTTGGCTTTATATCGTATTCAGTAAAATCATCCATAATATATAAAATAAAAACGGCGACGATAAATTAATACCGCCGCCTAACTGATTAATAATCATATCTGTTTTTACTTCTACGACGATCTTCTTGTTCGTCATCATAAATATCAGAATATTGGTCAAGTGCTTTAATCATTTTACAAGCAATGGCTTTAATTCTCTTCAGATGTTCAATAGCATCATCGTATGTATCCTCTTTAATTTCAATCATTCCTCTCATAATAAATTAATTTTGTGCATCAGACCTAGAAAGCATCTGTATAATAGTATCCATCTTGGACTTGATCCATCCTATTTCTGATTTCAAATTATTAATATCCTCATCATGTTGAATTTCTTTTGCATATTTAGGACTAAGATCTTTTAACATCTTTTCGCAAGAATCAATTACTTTTTTATGAAAATCAACGTTTTCAACAATACTTTTACTGTTTTGCAATAGCGTCTCCATTTCTGGGATCAATAATTCTTTTGTTTCTGACAAAATAGCATTTTTATAATCTACCACCGATAGTGAAGGCATTATGTTTTTAAATCCCATTTTATCGTTTTCAGTATTAATATTGATATCCATAGTCTGACCATTATAATAATTTGTATTGTACGTTGGATAAGTAGCCGATTCTACAGTTCCTTTTATAAATGTTGGGATATCATCCTTGAATAATATATATACAGGACTCCCCTTTCTAAGTGCCGAAAACATAGTTTAATAATAATTAAGCGGTTGCTGCAGTATACTCAATGAACCGAAGCACTCCATTTGATTTATTTAAATAAGCCAATCTTTCTGTATCTATTTCAATGTCTTTACCAGTAATATTTGATCCTTTACTATCCGTAACTGGGCTTGACCCAGAAACAGTTACTGGTAAAGCCGCGCCTGTTGCAGGTACTTCCTATTTAATTTTTAACAATACAATACATTCGCAAGGAAGTTGATTATATAATGATTCTCTTATTCCATAATCAACGCTTAGTCCTGCATTTAAAGATACTTTATTTGTCTCAACGACATATATTCCGTGTTTATTAATTCTTTTTAATTCATTTTTAAATCCAAACGGTATTATAATAGGCGAGTACCAATATGGGAAAATTCCTTGTATCATACACAACCACAGCCTGAAGCTGTTGTAATATTCGAGGCATTTATCCCGTAGTTTACGGGAATAAAACCGCCCATTGCCGGTGTATACGGTACTTTTGCTACCTCTGGTTGATTACATTCTATCTTTGCAAGACGATTACTCAGATCATTTAAAGCAGCATTTACAGGAATTAAAGAATATGTCTGGCTTTGCTGTATTAAAGCAGTCTGGTGCTCATTGCTAAGAGTAGCCATGAGTGAGTTGTTCTTTTCTCTAAGAGCCTCTATCTTATCATGGAGTGCTTGTGTTGACATTTGATCTAACTTACCAAGAATTGCATTTGTATTTACCTGACCTGCATCGCGAAGCATTAACGCATTTGTATTTGCGGTATTATTCAAGCTATGAGTCTACTGGCATATTGCAAGTTTACTTTCATATCCTTGTGTTGTAATATTATTATTTGTTTTGCAGCAACAATCACAAATCTGTTGAGCGATATTTGTATCACCCTATTGAATTGCATTAATTACTTGTTGTCCTGTCAAACCGAGTTGATTTCCTATTCCAGAAACCTGACCCATAACACCATTTATTGCTGACTGAATCTGACCTACAGAGCAGTTCAGGTTCGTTGCCAGAGAATTAATAGCATTACCATTACCATTAATTGCTTGCATAAGTAAATCACGACCATAATCATTGTTTATTTCATTTGCTAAGCCGCCCTGTCTTCCAAAGCCTCCCCAGCCATTACCTCCCCATCCCATAAGGAAGAAAAGGAAAATAACCCACATAAACCATCCGCCTTCACTACCGAAAGCGCCGTTATTTTTGTTCATTGCAAGAAGAACGTTTGGATCTACACCTCTCTGTTGAAGCAACGGAGCCAATACCGAAGCAAGATTTCCGTTGCTTGATTCTGGAAACATAAAAACTTTACTGTCCATAAAATTTAATAATTTAATTAATAATACATTATTGATAGCTATCTATTACAAATTTAATCATTAAATTATATAAACAGAAAAAGGTGACAACCCAGTTTTGACTAAGTTATCACCTTTTTATTTTCTTTTTATTTTTCGCACTTTTCCTCAACTTCTCTATTTGCTATATTATATGCTTTTGAAGTTTTCTTAAAACAATATCCGAGTTTCAATAAATGCCTTACAGCAGGAACCGACCTTTTCAATAGTTTTGCTATTGTTTCGATGGAAAATCCATGCGCTAAAACCTTTGCAGCAAGAATACATCTTGTCATAACAAGATCAATCCTTCTTGATTTGCTTTTTACATCTTTTAAAGTTATAGTAGTTTTTCCTTCATCGTCTATTTCCATCACACAACAGTCGATCACTATTTTTGTAATTCTATTTAATTCCTGTTGTTTTTTATTCATATATAGTACATTAAAGCACCTAAAAACGACCCTATAATATTATTATAGATGTTTTCTTTGTTTATTAATTCATGTTTTATTATTTTATCTATTAAATATTCTTTTATTATTATTCCTATAAATATAGAAAACATAAATCCGCAATAGCTACTGAATAATCTTCTTCCAGTTATTTCGTCAAACTATAAAGAAAATACAAAAGCCATTAATTCGCTTACCAATATACATAACGGAAAATTATACTGCATATCGGTAAAAAAATTAATTATTCTTTTCATATTGTCTATGAAGCAATTGGAGTTGATGTTACATTATTACTATATACAATAGAATTATTTGCCTCTCCTACTGGTATAAAGCAATCATCCTATCCTGTTGGTTTTCTGTTAAACGTTAAAATTTGTTTTGATCCAATATCAACAGTATACTTCCTAAGTTTTATTGTCCTTGTAATTGGAGTAACAGAAGCCCATTTTTCACCTTTTTCAACAACAACTAATCCTGTCGCAAATTCATCAAATATATAGTCAGATCCGAGAATCATTACTTTCCATTCTGATTTTTTATCCTATCCTAACTCGACATTATTTTTTGAAAGATCCCATTCAAATAAATTATTTTCCGTATAATCTTCAGAACAAGAGTAAAACCAGCAATAATTATATTTTTTAGCCTATTCTTTTGTAAGATTGAATTGCAAGTCGGCCGTTATTTGACCCTAAGAAGTAGGTGCTACATATTGGAAACAAGTTTTTGGCTCAGCATTTGGATCTGAATCTTTTATTTCATTTCCAACAGTACCTTTAATATTTATAAAATTAAAATTACCACCACCAACAGATAGTCCTTCTTCTAATTCGCCTCTATCTCCAATATAACCAATTTTTAAATTAAATATCCAGAAGCTCTTCTTTCTCTATAATTGGCCAGAAGTAATATACTAGATTAATCCCATAGGCCCTAAAACCCATAGAAGATTTCCTTCATCATCGTAATATTCGAATTGAAATTTTTTATCTTTATCATTATTAAGCCCAAAAACAAGATTTGGTTTTTTGCCAGCAGATATTCTATTATTTTCAGAATATGCAGTTAATAATCCACCTTCTATTTTTATTACAGGATCTTTTTCTCCGCCAAGAGTATTAAGAGATTTTGCTGTAAAATCACCAGTTGAAATAATATCATTTACAGTCGCTTTAATAAAGCCAGTAGTATCAATAGAAGCAATTTCAGCTTTATTAATACCAGTGAGTTTAATCTTTTTGTTTTCACTATCATAAGAAAGGCCAAGGGTTGCAGAAAGTTTCTTTTCAGTTAAAGAAAGTACTTTATCATCAGTCTTTACTCCAGTTACTTGTGCCTCTGGAATAACAACATTAGCAGTAAGTCCTGCTTCCGACTGAGCAAGAGTAACATTACCTTGTGTTTCTGCAATCTTCAACGCTACACCATTATCGTCTACAGTAATAGCTCCAACGCCCTTCTTCGGTGCAAACTTTGCTTTAATAAGTTTTACTAAACTTTTTAAACCTTCAAGATCAAGATATTTTTTTCTATCCCACATGATTTGTTTTTTTATGCTGTTACTGTAGGTTCGGTAAAGTAACCCTCGATTGTACTAGGTTCAATAGCAGTCATTTTAGGAATTCCTAAAAGATAAATATCTTCAGGAGTAACTGCTTCAGTTTTTGTTACCCTACCTTTTGCATCAGTCGCAATTTTATATAATCCTTTTGCAACTTCTGCACCAATGTCTTTACTTAATTCATCAAGTTTTGATTTATCTGCAGCGGACATAAGACCTGCAGCATCTGCTGTAGCCTCATCCTTGCCTGCTTTATTTTCAAGACCTGCCTTTGCTTCATCTGCAGTTCTTTGTGCTGCGACTGCTGCTTGATTTGCAGCTGCGGCTGCACCATATGCATCGTCAGCCTTTTTGGCTGCGTTTACTGCTTTTTCGTTTGCTGCGACAACTGCATTGGCGTTAATAGTTATTTTCTAATCAAGAGCATTTGTATCATCTGTAGATGCATAATTAGGATTAACATAAGTTGGATTACCGTTTGCGTCTGCTTGTATAATTTGCCCTTCTGTTCCAGTAATACTAGAAACCTGATTGCCAGCAGCACCAACAAGAAGTTTGCCATCCCAAGATTTTTCATCTCCTCTAGTTACTGCACCGTCGATATTTTTCTGTACAACAAGCCATTGGGCTGCGGTTTCCCCACTCTTTGCAACAGTACAGATAATTGTATCGCCAACTTCACAGGTTTCTCCAGCATATTTCCCAATAGTACCTACAACATATGTATCGCCAACCTTTGGGTTTTCTGGAAGACCGCCTTTAGGGATTCCGCCCTTAAATACAAGAGCCTATGCAAGACCTTCTACTTGTGAATCAACATAACCCTTTACTGTATCATCGATACCAGCAAGTTTTGCTTGAATAGCATCAACTGCTCCTTTAGAAGGAAGACTACTGATATCAACGGTTCCACCATCAGTTGTCCAAACAGTTGTGTTAGATCCTCCCGTGGATTGTCTTAGACCTTCTCCATTTAAAATAACAGTGCCAGGATGTCCAGAATTAAAAGAACTAACTGAGATACCATCTGTTTTCCCTGATTTTGCTTCTATACTAACAATCGTGTTACCATTTGTAACTGTCAATTTATTTACATCTACACCATTCTTCTGGAGCTTTCCGTTACCATCTGTAGTAAGCGCATTCTTGTCACTAAACTCGAGTTTCTTCCAAGGACTTACAGTCCATGTTTTTTTAGAGTCATCCCAAACACCAGTAGCTTTTGTTAGTTGGTAAAGAGTACCAGCAACATTTGTAATAAAATGATCCGGGAAATCAGTTATAGGTGCTTTATTAAGAAGTTCTATACTCTCGAAATAATCACGGGAGAAATTAAATTTCGCCGCTTTAAGATCAAATTGATCAATAATTGTCATTGCCATAAATTAGTTCCTCCTATTAATTATGAAAATTTTAAAGTAAAATTACTAGCTGATGCAGCATCTTTCTAAATCCAACAAGTATAACCAACTCCGTTAATTGTTGTTGTTTTCTTTACAAAAGAATCATTCATGCTAAAGTTATTCTAATCTTTAATTGTATTTATGTCCGTCATATAGCTAGGATACATATAACAAGCGTGTTGATTATTAAGTGTTACAGTTATATTTTCACTTGCTGTTGTTTTAAGCCCACTGCAAGCAGTAAGTCCAGCAAAAGAAGTTGGTGCATCAGCAGAATTTAAAACTCCATAATATCTTTTGTGTACGACATTTATACTTACTGACTTTGTATCTGATTTTGCTCCTTTATCTGCTTTTGCAGTCAAAGTAAATGAAATTGTCTTGTGAGAGCTAATATCAATAGGATCCCAAGTAAGAGTTTTTGTTCCAACTGGAACAGTCTTTGTAGTAGCGCCAGAAGCAACTTTCTATTCTGTAACAGTATGCTTTTCATTTTTATAATTCCAGGTTAATACAGGAGAAATAGGAGTAGTGCTTACTTCAATTACACTAGGCTTATTGGAACTAAAAGAAGAAATACCAAAAGGATATTTATCTGCAACTAAAGCTGCATAATCGCTCAAATCAAACTTTGAACCATCAGTTGCCCAGACAATATTTGATGCGCCATTTTTTGCAGCAACAACACCTTTTGCTTCAGCAATCTTAATACCTTCATTAAAAGTTTGCTGACCTGTTACAGCGTTCTTACCATCAAGCCTAGTAAAAGTTTTTTTAATCTATCCAACTAAAGTCTAAAGACCGTACTCGTCAAGAAATTGTGTATTTGCCATATTATTTATTATTATTTAAAATAATTTTCAATATCTGAATCACTTATTTTATCTATAAGAATATCATTCAGTTTCAAACCATTTTGAGAAACCGAAAGATTTGTATTGGAAGTATCATCAATTTTAATATTCATTTTACTTCCATTTATCTCAAGACCGTCTCCAGCAGAAATTCCAGAAGATGGAAGAATTTCTTTTACAAGAGTATATTGACCATTCTCGTAAACCGATTGACAGAGATAATTTAATTCTCCTCGTGTGCCAATATTTATTTCACCATTTTCATTAACTGAAGCATCTTCTCGTCCGATCTTTACTTGGAATATATTTGAAGCCTTTATAGAGCCGTTAAAAGTATTTTCGCCCATTTTAATATTATAAACTAATTTCTTAGTTTCACCATCCCAGACTTCCTCTATCACTCCATTGTTTATATAATTAATACGGTTTTCAAGATCATCAATAGTTTTCTATTGTTCTTGATAAACATTTTCTATAGCTATTATCTTATTATTTAAATCTTCAAGATTACCAACTTCTGAAGATCCTACACGCTACCAACTGCCTTTTAATTTAAGCCAGATGCTTCCGGATTCTTTAACCCAGAGATGAAAATCCGTTGGAGGAGGAGTTTGGTCGTCGCTCCTCCATACCGAAATATTTTTATTAAGTGGTGCCATATTATTTTAATAATCTTGTATTTTACAAAATATTAAATCCTTTCATAATCAAGAAATATTTACAATTGCACTTCCCCAATTATTTTCTATACTGTTAAATATATTATAGACAATAGAGTTGTATTCTATAGTTCCTGTATTTGCAAACTCCCACTAACTGCCGTTTACAGTAAAAATAGGATTTCCATATGACTACGGAATAAAGAACCATAATTTCTCTTGGTCGTCTGACTATATAGTAACAGTACATTGTCTGGATGGCAGTACAACTTTTTCAAGAGAGCCGATGTCTAGTTGTTCGTTACTTGAACCATAGTAAATACCAGGACAAAAAGTAATTGACTCAGTGTCTTCTGCAGTTTCCTTTCCATCGCTTCCTACAATTTTAAAAGTGCTGTTCTATATATTAGCTCCATTAATTGTAATACTTCTTACAGATTTGTCTAAATCAAGTCCACCGGAATATTCGGAACTATATAAAGTTTGACTATCAATTTCCTTGTTATATTTCCAGCTAACTACGACATTCTATATAGTATCACCAATTTCTGCAATATTTGGAGTAATATTTATTGAAACAGTAAGTCTATTGCGTAAAAGGTAATCAATTACCTATCTGAGTGTTTTTAATTCAGGATAATCGCGATTATAATATATAATATTATCAATATTTGTTGGATTATTTCCAATTTTTTCTTTTTTCAGATAATCATTGAATCTATTATAAACAAATTCCAATTCATTGAAAACGCCCAGATTTTTCAATGCTTGTTGCTTTTCGCTTTTTGTATAAAACTCAGAAAGGAAATTTTTCTTTTTAAGTACTTGATCATAACAAGGATTGTTTCGTTCTTTCGATAAAAGAACACCTTCTTGTTCTGAAATTCCAAATATATTATTTTCCATACATTTTTACCTAAAAAGTTTCAGTATCTTTATCCAAATATGTTATTGCATATTTATCAGAAAAGTCATCAATTCTCTTATAATTGAATCCATTAGTTTCATGTCCGACATTTGCGTTGTTTAAAACTCCAATACAGTTATATACAGTATCCTTAAATATATTCTTAAATGTGCCATAACCAAATCGGCTATTTATACAACCTCCAGCGAAAACATTGTCGTGGCAGTCAGATTCTATTGATGTATTTTCCGTGTCATTCAAGAAGGTATTTCTAATTGCACCTTTTCCAAGTCTGTTGTTTTTCCACCCATGTTCAGAACCATCGAGCCCATCATTGTCAAAAGTATAAAAATATGTATCTTTTGTATATGTTTTTGGAAAATCCTTCAATTCATCCAATGTCTTCTTGAATTTAATATTCTTAAAATCATAAAAGGCTTCGTTGTTATTTTGGTCTTTAAGATACGTTATTGTACCTTTATTATATTCTCCTGTAGCTACTTCACTCCTTGCAATGTCATATTCTACAGTCCATTTGCTACAATTGTTATTTGAATCTTCTGGACAAAAGATTCCTACTCTAGGATCAAAAGTGGACTTACTTGTCGGGTGGAGGAACAACCAATATGTCTTGCCTTTCATAACACCGTCACTTCCATCGGAGTAAATAGTTTGGAAATCCTAAATTACATATACATGACCAACTTTAAGTTCTTCAGATTCTTTTAATTGAAGTACTGTGTCATAAGTCAATAGGTGTACGATAGGATCATACTCAGAGAATTCTCCAGATGTAGTAATTCCTAGATTCTTTTTAATTATAGCTTTTTCTTCATCGGAGAAATCTGAAAAATATTCATCTCTCTTGATGTAATTCTCCAAATCCTTTAGACATACGTGCCTAAACTGATTATTACATGCCATAATTTATAAAATATTCGTAAATTATTTCCGGTTTATCTATATTACTCCATACACCAAGAAAATTAATCTCGTTGAGTATATAACTAAAATCATCTTTATATCCTTTGTTCATTCTTTTTACAACATGAACATAATCTTTTATGATTTTCTTTTTAAGATTATTTACAGCAACCGCATCCGTTTGCTGACATTGTGCGCACATTTGATCCATTGCAAAATCCTCCACAATAATTAACTTCTTCAAGAATCCTTTCTGCTTCTCCAAAATTACAAAATTCTATATGGTATTTTAAAACGTTAATAGTCATCCAAAGAAAATCTCTTTTATATGTATTTTCATCAAAATTATCAGATTTTTTACATCTGATACTTATATCATTAAACAAGGATTTACAAATTTTAACATAACAATTATAAAGTTGATAAATCATAAATTGATCTATATCAACTCTTGATATTGTTGTGTTTTCAGTATTTATATTTGCAATTACGCCAGAATCGACGGTTTTAATTTTCCCATCACAATATGTAAAGATTTGAGTTCCATCCGTAAAATAAACCTCAAAACCTTTTGTAATTAAATTGTCTTCTCTTTGCATTTCTTTTTCAAACCATTCGCAAGTTGGAAGAATACAATGATAAATTGTATAATGTCCATCCTATCCAAGAGAATAATACTATTCATCAAGAAATGAAGAATGATCTGTAAATAAAGTTGCAACGATTTCTTGGCTATCTACCTTGTTCCTTTGTATTATATTAATAGTACAAGTTTCGCTATATTTAAATCTATTCTATTCGTAATACTATTCAGTATCAACTTCCTATTCTTCTATATACTCATAAGAATCCTAGGTCAGATCAGTTATAACGATACGATTTGTACCTATATTACATATTTTATATTTTGGTGTCATTCAAGTTGTTTTATTTGATCGTTATATGGATTACCATCAGATATCTATTTAAGTTCAATCTCAGTCCTTCTCTTTGCTTCTTCGGCCATATCGGTTTTATATGTTCTATCAGTCTAAGCCTTGAACTATTCTATCTGATATTTGAGTTCCATTTCTTTCTGATCCATCTAAAGTTTTGTCTGATTGAGTTTCTGAACTTGCTATTGAAATTGTTGTAGCTATTTTCCAGCTTCTTTTAATTGCTATTGTAATTGCTCATTTTGCTGCTATAATTGTATAATTGTAGAGCCTTCTTCCTTTTGCTTTTGCATTGCTTTCTAAATCTTATATTTAAGATCTGGAAGACTTTTGCTTGTAAGAGCTTCAACTATAATATCTGGAGGAAGTCCACCAGATTTAACAAATTCAGGTATAACTGCACGAACCTATTCCAAATCTTTTATAATATCCGCACTTGTGATAATACGAACATCAAAATCGGTAAGAGTAAAATATTCTGGTAAAGCAGTAAAGACTCTTTGATATTTATCTCCTAATACTATACTTCCCGTAAGACCGTTTTTCCAAACTATTTTTGCCTAGTTGAGACAGTCTAGAAGAAGCTCATTTACTATAAGATCCATTTGATGATAATACTACTTTGTCTATATAAAAGAATTCCGAACACCAACTTTTACATTGGTTACAGCATCCTTCTATTGTATTCCATTTAATCTTTCTCTAAACACACCAGTAATTGATGATACAGTTGCTTCTATAGACTCTATTGCAATCTATATAGCCTATACTGATTGTGCTTTTACAGTATTATCAAAACCATTAAAAATAGTATTCAAAGGAGCTGCTCCCTGAGCAAGTCGTCCTTCTTGTGATGAATCGAGCAAACCAAGACCTTGCTTTTTAAGAGACATCCAATTTTTTACTCTTTCAGGTAAATCGACACCAAGCTATGCCGGTATAAGTGTCATGTCTATCCAGTCACCAATAGTACCACTGCTAGCTATTAAATTGTCACGATAGAATATCAAGAGATCATACTAGTCCTAAAGTGATGCACAAGTTAAAACCATTGAATATGGATTCTGTCCTCTATTGAGAAAATATAATCCGTTTACAGATAATCCGCATTGACTCGGATTTGATCTACTTCTAATAACTTTGCTATCTTTTCCTGTAAGTATATAAATCTCTTCTCCTATTCGTATCGTTGTATATCTTTGCATCACGAAATTTTTATCTGTCTCAAGCCACTCTACTTCATAAACTGGAATAAGTTCACTATGCATATTATATCCTTGTGATGGATAACCAGGAGTAACTTCAACGCCAGCTTTTAAACCGTCTGTTACAGGAACTCCTTCTTTGTTTACTCCCATATGGACATAATACCATGCATTTTCATAGATAGAGCCCCACTTTTCATCAAGAACTTTTCTATCATTTTCGGTCATCCGTTTACCGTAAACGTTGAGAATCTGCTGTTTTGACATCCAACTCCTAACCACAACTCTATATGAGTTTTTGACATACGGCGATTCAATGTTTCTATCGATAAAAGTATTTAACGGATTAAGAACCTGTATTTTAATATTGTTGTTATCAACTGTGGGCTTTACTCTATAAAACGCATAGCCAGTGACAAGCAGATCAAACAGCATATCACGTAATGCAGTAATTAGATCTGTATCTCTAGACTACTATATATATTCTAAAACATTCTACGCAGCTATTTCATACTATGAAATAAAATTTTTATTCAAATCTTCAATCAGCTATTTTAACTACTACTCTATAAGTCCGTCGTTCTATTGTTTTCCAGCAGCTTGGCTTACAAGAGAATTCTTCATTTTCTATAAAAGAAACTATCTTGATTGTCTTGCTATTTCAAGTTGCTTGTCTCGATATATATGCGAAATAGTATCTTCATCCTTGCACTATATTTTTGGAATAATAGGCATTTCTAGGTACTCTCCGATTAATGCATCAACATGCTTTTTTATCAATGGGGTAAACCGAAGTGTTGTAGGTACATTCGCACCATAGACTTCTTCCAAATATCTAAACTAATCAGCATCACGCACTCCATTATAATAGTTATACGCTTTCTGTAAGTCATATTTGGCGTAGACCAATTCAGTAATAGCCTTATTAGTCTTTTCAATAAGTTCGTCTTTCGTCATGGCAGCCACATGCTGTATTTCTTTCCTAGCATTCTGTAGGTTCTCGTAAATTTACAGAACCATAAAACACCAGATTAAATCTCCTATCTTTTATTTCTTGTCGTAAAAATTCCAAAAACTTTCGACCTTCCAATTCTGCATAAATAGTTATTGGTTGATCAGGAGTATTCATTCCAAGTTTAATACAATATCCAACTGGTAATTTCTATATGGATATTTTACCAGTGTATTCCTTGTGATAAATATCCATTATAGTATCTCGGATCACTTGTTCTAATTCTTCCAGGGTCTTCATATGTGTTTCCAAAATTATTATTCCACCTTATATTATTGTTATTATTCTAATCCGGAATCTCACCATATCGTCTCCTTCCGAATTCATCTGTATAATATCCTATCCTTCTCCAAGTCTTGGTCAAATCTTCAACTTTATATGGAACTACTCCCTAAAGTTCTTCATCTGCCAACTCCGCCATTGCCATTGCAGCGATAATATCGAATTTTCTTTTATTTTCATTCGTATATCTGTTGACTTCATCCAGCATATCTTCAAACCATATATTATGACAATAGTCTTCTATATAATCTCTGATCAAATCTGTTTGATGATCAATAATTGCTGGAGTAGCAGGAGTTCCATACTATTTATTTGTGTTTCTAGCTGTTTCTGCTAAAGTCGCACGAGGTCTTCTCATGAATCTTGATATTAATCCTCTGCTTTTTGCATATGGAATAATACCCTATCTTGTAGCCTCTATGTTTATTGTAGCATTATAATATTCTGCTAGTTTCATTGCTATCTTATATGCCTCACGAATATCGTTTGGCCTATCCTTATATATTGCAACGTACTATGGTTCTTGTAAACCATATGCGCGTTTTTTTACAACTAAACAAAAATCGGAAGCATCCTTTGTATATTCAGAAGTTTGTAATTTTCCAATATCAATTCCGTCAATTCCTATAACATATAGATTTCTTATAGGCTCATTTGGAGGATTCCAAATTACTTTTCCTTCTTCATCTTTTTTCTATGGTAATAACCATATGGGATCTTCCAATATTCTTATTTTTCCAGTTGGACTATCTATCCAATGAAATCCTGTAATATTCTATTCGAGATGCTCGCCATTTTTATACGTATATTCTAACCATCCTGTTTTTATTGGAGGACATTCTTTTAAAGCTCTTATTCTTGTTAATTGTTCAACAATATTTCCTTTATTGAATTTATTGTCTCCTTCCATATTAAATGCCTCTTCAGCAGTCCAACAACGCTCGGCACATTTTTCCACATATTTAGTAGGTAATGCCGCAAGAGCATCTCTTTCTACTTGTAAGACCTTTTTGAATTCAGCTTCATTACAAACGCCTCTTTTATCCATATAAACCGGATTTAAAGACTATACATAATATGGCATAAAGAAACCTGTTTCAACGAATTCTTTTGTTTCTGTATAATTATGACGATATGGTAATATTTTAAATGCTCTTGGCTCATAATAAATTGTGCGAAGTCCTTCAAGAGCTGGGCCACGGTCTCCCAAATTGTTATCATATAGCTTTTTATCTATATTTCTATAACTTTTTATTTGTTATAGTTCGGCATATATTTTCACCTACAATAGGTGTCGAGTACTCTTGGAAAGATTATATTTATTCACTTTCTATGCTCTACAATGTTTTTGAGCCTTTCGCAATCTCAAAACTTATCTCGGTATCAACATTACAGTTTTTACCGATTTTACTCGATTTTCTCAAAGAAGATTCCTCTTCTAAGCGGCAGAAATATAAATATTTATTATATTTTCTAGTTAAATAAATAGTAGCGTTTTCATATAAAAGCCTTGCGATAACCCTAGAAGGATAATCTGAAAATGATAATTCAAATGCTTTATTTAACCATCCTTTACTTGTCTTGTTACGAATACTTCCATTAAAATTTTTAAAAATATCATTTATAGAACTTACAAACTTTTTTGTTCCGACTAACGAAATTGTTGTTCTTGTTTTTCCGTTTTTATTTTTATAAATACATAGACATCCATCACCATCAATATATCCTCTAATAAAATGTAATAAAAAATATTTATTATTTTTAAATAAAGATATATTTGGAAATTTTAAAATTAAAGTTTTTCTAGGAATGCAACCTAAATTATATAGTGTATTCCAAATGTGCTTATTTCTTACAGATAAATGATAAAAATAATTTCCATCACAAATACCAGTTCTAATTTCTGTCGATAAATTTAAAAACTATTTGAATTTTTCCAAATGTTCTATATCTTTTATTGATAATCTGACTTCTAATCTATTTCCAGTATGCGAAATATTTCCATCAGCATATAAAAATCCTAACCAATAAAATTGTTCCTCTGAATCCATCGAATCAAAAGCACACTAATTTAATCTAGGTATATTCTAATAATTTATTATTTTAATATTTTTACTTTTTAAATAGGATGAAATATCCTATCTTTTTATTCCGTATTTTTCACCAAGTTTTGTTAAGCTCCGATTTGACTCAGGAGTTTGCAAGTATTCGTTTGCTGCTATTTTAATTAATTTATTTTTCATTTCTCTTGTTTTATTACTACAATTCATAATACAATTACTTTGATTTAATATTTATATTTTATAACTGTCTACCGGTGCCGCCAAACAACATAATGCCTCTAGGAACTCCCTGAACTTCAACAAGTTCCTAGCCTTGTATAATTGCTGTTGTAAGTCCAACCCAACTTCCGCATTCGTCATATATTAACAGATCAACACGATCTCCTCGAATATTTCCAGGATCTTTTCCTATAACTCCAGTAACAGATGACTAGAAACCATCTGCTACTTTCTGTCCATTAATATTTCTGTAAAATCCAGATCTTTTACAAAGAGCAGAATCTTCTATTTGACGCAACCTAAACATACCACCATCAGTTTTACTATCTAAAAACATTAAAGAATGGGTAAATTTTTTATAAGTACGTTTAAGTTTTAATTCGTCATAACAAGTAATCAAAGTTTCGCTCTATCGAATATTAATAAACATATTTGTTGCTATTGATGCATTTATCTCTGAAAATCCTACTGATCTTGCTTTCATAAGAGCGGCATGCAAATGCAATCTTTTAGCCATTTCAAAATAATGAAAAAATGCATACTGTGATGCAAAAAATATTGGGAAATCATCACGAGTTCCCGAACCTGACTTTTGACCTACCGTAACAACAGGAAGAGTATAATAATTTAAAAAGAAGTAATTATCTCCAGTAATAGTATAACCATGAGAAGTATATCCTTCTTTACATCTTCTGTTCTCTTCCTGCCAAAAATCATTGTAAGGCTTTGATTTAAATCTGTAAGAGCAGTAATGCCCAGTTCGTTTATAGGTATCTCTTGCCTCTGTAAACCATTCTGGCTTAAAATCCAGTCCCTTTGTTTGAGTGATTGGTCTATATCCAGTAAGCTCGTAAGATAGATTGGGATCAAAAAAATCTATCTTCTAGTCTTTCGTAACATCCCATTTAATCTTTCCCATAATTACATAGGTTCAAAGCCTTCTATAGCACCTGCTCTAATTGTTGATTTCTCAGCCATATCTTTCTTTACTCGTTTTTCAAGATCAACGAGTTCATCAAGCATCTTTCCAAGATTGGAAATTTCCTTCATAATATCACCAGCTTTATAAACCGGTTTGTTTGTCGTTTCATCTCTTTCCAATGGATCGACAGTCTTGAAATATTCAATAAATTTATTTGTCATTTCTTGAGCAGCAGAAAGTAATCTTACAGACAATCTGGATTCTTGTATTTGTCTAAACTTTCTACATGCCGCTCTAAAAGTAGGATCGTCAAATTCCTATTGTGTCATATGCGCATCTTTCAGCGCTTCCGTATGACGCTCGGATTCATCATATTCACTATATACACTTTTCCACGACAGTGCTAACCAAATATATGTAAACTCCCTAAATGCTCTTAATCCAAATTTTCCTTTTGGATCTTCTTTGCATTTATTTCTCTTTTCATCAAGAAGTTGTTTAAACTCGTCAACCAAAAGTATTTCTGGAGTGTTTAATTCTATTTGATTTGTAGAACTGTTATACAAAAATATATCATTTACCATTATTCATTTATTTATTCAAACTATTACTTCTTTGTTTTTTTATATGATCCAGGTTTTGTAGCCTGTATTTATTGATCGTTGTATCTATTAGCATATAAGGAATCTATAGTAGCTTTATCTTTTACATAAGTCACTTTCTTTTTTCCCTTTATTACTATATACTACAAACGGAGTCTTATTAGTCTTTGTTAGTTTAGAAGTTTTTAAACCTTCCACTCTTACTTTTTCTTCATCTTATTTCCACACTTATCAAAAGGAACGAATCCTCCATTTTCACATTTCTTTTTCTTTATTTTATTTCCACACTTATTAAAAGAAATGAACCCTCCGTTTTCACATTTCTTTTTCTTTATTTTTGCTCCACACTTATCTATGTTAACTGTTCCTCCAACTTCGCATTTCTTTTTCTTCATTTTTCGACCGCACTTAAATTGTTCTACTGGATCCTGTTCCTTATCACCATTCTTTTGCTTGGCAACACATTTCTTGCAGATATTTCCGCCTTCTTTAAAATATTGCATTTCAGTGCCTTCAGGACATTGGCCATTTAAGCCTTTAATATAATTTAACTTTGCACCAAACTTTGCCTTTTGAGCTTGTTGCTGTTGCATTTCTTGCATAAACTGTTGATATGCTTGCTGAAGTCCTTCTTGGCCCATTTCCTATACAGCCTGTTTAAGCTGACTTTCATCTTGTACTCCCAGTTTTTGGGCCAGCCACTATATAAAAGCCTATTGTAATTCTTGTTCGTTCATAATTTCAAATTAAAATTAAATCCTTTGTTGACCATACGGCCTCCTATAATCTACCTTCATTTGTAAACCATCTACAACGAATTCCCTTTAGCTTACCTCGATTATCATGGCTAAATACATTTGTTTCTTTTCTAATAACCATCATAATAGGTGAATTCGGAATATTCTACTTGAGTTTAACAATTTGTCCTGGTAGAAAATATGTCTTATCTTCTTCCATAATTATTTACAATTTTCAAATCGCTCTGTCAGCTTTTCATTAACAATAGAAATTACCTGATGTTCATCAAGGCTATAAAATCCTTGTTTGAAGAAAGGAACTGGCACAGCTGTGTCTTTTCTATAAAATATTACATCTCCTGGCTTAATATATTTACATTCTGGGCCTACTTCCTGAACACAGCCTGTACGAATAAACTGATCCATTTCTTCATGTTTTCCTGTAATTGGATTCTTATCAATATGCGGATTATATCCACCTGTATCAATAATAATATTACCTTCTGTAACAAGTTTCTGAAATGGATTGCTTTTAAATGGAGTGAAAATAATTCTTGAAAAAAGAGGCTTAATTTCCGCAGTATTAATATCATACTCAATAGCGTCTTGGCTCTTTTTCATTTCTTCATGACTTTTGTCCATTTGTTCTTGAAACTTTTCTAATTGTTCATTCATTTTTGCTGCTTTCTCTTTTTCAACAAGTACATCAATAGAGTTCTCCCTCATATTAACCATATTGAAATTTGAGTCAGTACCCAAAGCTGCTACTGCCAGCTTCTCATCGTTTGTCATTTCATTTCTAAATTTTGCCATAATTCATTAATCATTAAAATATTATTACCATTTGCCCGCTACACATACCGCATGTGGAACTCTTGTCTTGGACTACATTCTACAATTGCATCCACGGAAAAATCCCTATTTTGGTTCTGTACTTACCTCATTGGTTTCTGGATTTAACCACAACTTACTATTACAGATTCCGCCGAGAACGTTTTTAAAAATCGGGCATTTTCTACATATCTTCATTCTACTTTTACTCAATTCATTATTAATATTGAGCAATTCATTCGCATGTCCATTAATTATGTCTAAAATCTACATCTTTATATATTTTAAAAAATAAAATAGGAATTGAATATTATTTTAAAACTCGGTGACTTCCGATTAAAAATAATAATCCGTGTTAGTCCTAAAAACATATCATTAATATTCAATCCTCTTGCGTTTTTCCCTGTTCTTTTCTAAGATAAGTTGTTTTTTGTAATGCGCCAACATTTTCTCTACTTCATTTTTTAAATATTCACAATGATATAATCTATTATTTCCTTGATGATCATAATGATTTAAAATCAAATCGTCAATAATAAAATCAGGATTTATTTTTTGTAACATCCAAGCATAAGTAGAAAGCTGCATCGTATAGTGCCAGAAATTTGTATCATCAAGTTTATTTAATGGATATTTCATTTTGACAGTTGATTTCGTTACAGAATTGTAAAACCCTTGAGTATCAATGCGTTCATTAGTCTTATGGTCAACAATTGTAATATGATTACCTTTTTTAATAATCAAATCAACCTGTCCTGCCAATAATAAAATACCATCATCAGACTCTCTATAAATTAAATATTCTGGATATAACCCATATTCCAAATCTAAATCTGTATAATTTTTTTTACATACAAATTTACCTCCTTTTACAAATTTTTCCAATTCTTTATTATTTGGATTTATATAAAAGGAGTTTTCTATATCGGCGTGTATTTTCGTTCCTCGTTTACAAGCCTCTTCATTCTTTTGTTTCCATTCATTCAATATATCTTTTCTAACTTTTTCAAATTCATTTTCTGATATACCGTAGGTCTTTAATATTTCTTTATTCCACTTCTTTTTTAAAAGTAGGTTTTTCTTTTCCATCCGAAAGGCATCGGGAGAGATTTTCTGAAGCGTTTTGTAACTCGACCAAAAAGATTCATTAAATGGCTGCCCATACCTTTCAATTAATGTAGTTACGCTGATATATTTTTTTGACTCATCCGTTATATCCCAATATTTATGATTTAAATCATTAAAAGCTACGTTTCCGTTGCGTTTATCAATTTCCATACACTATATTATCACATTATCATTTCAACAAACTATCTCTCCACATCTTATATCTATAATTATAATCTATACCCAGTAAGGCTGCTACAAACGTACTTGTTTCTCCAAATGCAACCAATACCGAACTATCAATAACCCCCTATGGAGGCACGATAAAACCTGCTATCAAAAGACCACTTCCTATTACTGTAAGAAAAGCAGCTATTAGCAGTCGTAAATTTAATTTCTTTTCATTTGTCATATCGTATAAAAACCACGGTATTTAGAAAATTAAATTTTGTTTATACAAATTTAATTATTAAATTTAAATAATCAAAATAATTTTATAAAAATTACAAATTAAAGCATGAATAATAGAAATAGTATATTATATGGATTGTACACAATGGGAGCAAAATATGTGTATATGTGGTATAAAGAAAAAAGCTCAGAAGAATATAATGAATGGTTTGAAAAATTTGATTTTCCAAAGCAATTGGATATTTTATCTGAATTATATCCAATATGGTTGGATGTTGTATATAAAAATTTTATAAAAAAACAGATGATTTAATATTATATAATTTGTATATCAATGGTCTTGATTTTATAAAAAATACAAATATTAAAAAAATTGATTTTAAAAAATGGTTTTTTGAAGTTGTTACAAAAATACCAGATGAAAATTTAAAACTTTTACAAAATGATTATTATAATAATATAACAAAAATATGATGTATTTAAAAGAAGGAAATAAAATCCACATTAAAAAGAAGAATAGAGGAAAATTTACAGCTAGTGCAAAACGAGCTGGAATGGGCGTATAGGAATATGCACAAAAAGTGTTAAACGACCCTAATGCCACTCCTCTACAAAAACGAAGAGCCAATTTTGCTAGAAATGCAAAACGTTGGCATCCAGCACAGAAGGGCAAAAAAGGATTAAAAGTTCCAAAGATTAATGTATGGTATTCTTTTGCCAAGAAGATAAATGGAGATGCATATACTGCATAGAAAGCTGAAAATATGTATAATCTACTTATATCAAAATATGGTATGACTCCAACATAGGCCATTTCTGTAGTAGGTATTGCAGGATTTGAAACAGGTGGAACATATAATCCAAAGATAGGAACAGCATATAAAGGGTTATTGTAGTGGGATAAAAGGAGATTCCCAGGGTCTGATTATGATACTCAATTGGATTATATAAATAATTCTTCAAAAAGTAAAACCCATTGGACTCCTGGAAATAGTTATTCTGTTTTTAATAATCCAGATTCTACTTTAATAGATGCTGTAAATGCTTTTGAAAGAGGTTATGTACGATCTGCACGAGGCAACCGTAGGGCAGCAGCAATAGATAACATATTTAGAGATTTTGTAAACGAATAGAATACTCTTAATAAAATAAAATTTAAACCAGATGGATATTGATCAATTTTTTTCTACTTATGAATCTGCTGATCCTCCATATATTACATAGGATTACTAGCAGAATAAAATGCTTGATATGGAATTAAAAAAACCTGAAAGCAGTTCAAAAATAATAGATTTACTAGATTTATCATATCAAGATAAAGAATAGATAAAAGAAGGCATGCCAGTCGAAAAACCTGGAAGATTTGCAAGCGTATTTAATTCTTCATATAACCCTACTTTCTATAGTGGATTATCAAAAGGTTCAGCAAGTCTTGAGCAAGCCCTTGATAAATAGAATATTACAGGAATGAAAAGAAATTGCTTGATAAAATTGGCAAAGGTAGAATCTGGTATGAATCAATTTGCTCAATCGCGTAATTCATCTGCATCTGGAATGTTCTAGATGATAGATAGTACAAGAAAAGAAGTGAGTTCTGTAAGTAAAAAAGAATTTATGAATAACTTGGATGAATAGGTAAGAGCAGCATCTAGATTATATGATAAAAATCTTGCATATCTATAGAATAATGGTCTGCTTCAAAAAGCATAGCAAAAGGGATTATCTACAGATGAAGCAATTGCTCTTACTTGGCTTCATCCTACATGGACTAAAAACTGGCTAAATGGAGGTGGTACTGGCGGATCCGATGCAAATGGAACCGGAATATTACAATATCTTAAAATGTATAGAAATAAATAATGGAAAAATAGAAAAAAATATTTAAGGATAAAAGTAGATATTTTGTTGAACAAAATGGAGAAAGAATATATGTAAAGCCTATTGATTAGAAAGGACAGGACGAATCAAAGTGGACTTTTACAGATGGAACAAATACTTATACTCCATCTCAAGTACAAGAGAGACAACCAAAATATTCAAGTGCATATGATCCATATGCTCTTACAGATCTTCTTGATTGGACTGCAGAAAACATAATTAGTATTCCAATAAAACTTGCTGCAAAAACAGAAACAGGTCAAAAGGTTCTTCCATATGTCGGCAAAGCGCTGTCTATAGTATAGCCAAGTAAATGGGTTGGAACACTTTCTGGGAAAGGAGCTCCTTGGAGTGAATCAAATACAGGATTTGGTGATGATAAGCATGGTTAGGCTATGAACACAGAGGTTGACTGGTTTTTCTCTCCGTTCTTAGCAAAAGGAGTTGGCGTTGCTGCAAAAGGTGTTGCTTCAAAAAGCAGTAATTTGTTAAATAATTATTTGGACCTATAGACCTTAAAGCGCTTTAATTCTAGGTATGAATATAATCTTATCAAACCTAAAACTTCTATCATATTCAATAATGATAAACTTGATAAACTTTTCTAGCATACTGTTAATGTTCATAATACTTTTGTAAGAGGAGTAGACCCGTTCGAAGCGATAAAATTCGGTAGATTCCCCAAAGGGAGTAATCCAGAAGAGGTGGCACGATATTCTCTTACACATATTCCAAAACCAACCGCAAGCAATGATGCTGGTTTATTACCTGGCGAAAACGCATTATATACTTCTAATAGCATAAGTCTAGCATAGAGATATACTAATGGAAATGGGTATATTGGAATTTTAAGGAGACCTATAAAACATGGATTTTCAACTCGTAGAGAATTTTTATTATAGAATGATTTTAGATTTAATCCTATTCCAGGAAATAGATTGAGTATAACCACTGATTATCCTAAAGATTTTTTAAGATGGACTAAAAGGATGCAAACTTTAACTAGCACCAATCCAAGGAGGTTTTTAGATAGAGTTCCAAAGTATGAATTAACTCCAGAGAACCAGTTTTAGGTTAGAGCAAATGCCGGTGCATTTCCTATAAAACAATTTAATATGACAGATAATCATTTTAGACATTATTTGTTTGTAGGAAATGAAGGCGACACCCCATTATAGCTAATTAAAATGTATCCTGTAAAAACTTCTAAAAAAATAAGTGATTATGATTTTTCTTCAGTCGGATTGTCTCATAAAAAATAATTAAAAACCAAAGAAATTTTATAATTGATATATTTTTATTAATAAAAAAATATGAAAATAATATACAATAAAATAATACCGTTTAAAGGATTTCTTGCCATTAACCTATTTGGCTTTTTATTTGCAAGAAAGAAATTGACAGAAGTTGATATAAATCATGAAAAGATACATACAGAGCAAATGAAAGAATTATTATACGTACCTTTTTATATATTATATATATTAGAATATATTATAAGATGGTGTATTCCGTTCTTTAAAATGTCATTACCAGATTCACATAAAATATATAGATCAATTTCATTTGAATAGGAAGCATATAAATACGAAATGAATCTTGAATATTTAAAAAATAGAAAGAGATATAACTGGATTAAATATATAAATAAATTAGGATATGTAAAAAGAAGATATTAAAATAGTATGAAAGATTTTTTAATTAAATTAATAACAGCTCATACTGGAATATCTAGTAAACGAGTATGCGGTATAATTGGTTGGCTTACTTGTTTGATTATAACAATATATTGTACTATAATGAACAAACAAGCTCCAGAAGTAACAGGTGTAATACTTTTATGCTGTATGGGTTTGCTAGGTATAGATAGTGTGATAAATATTTGGAAAAACAAATAATATGAAATTTTAGAATGGAGAATCATTAACTAAACAAGATATAAAAAATATAAAAGGATTTAATCTTACAGAAACATCCGATCCTATAAAAATGTGGGATATAGTTAAAGGTAGTTCTGAAGTAAATAACTTTTTTTAACTCTTATATCAACTCGTCTGGATTTAAGTGAATTATAAACAACCAAAAAACTTGGTGGGAAAAAAGACATCCATATAGAAAATGGATTAAGAATCCTCCTGTTGCCCGTACTATTCAATATTATAAAGCTGCAGAACGATATACTCCTAATTATTATATTGCTAAATTATTGCCAATAGAATTATCTGTAACTAAAACAAGATACGACTAGCCTAATAGACCTGTATTAAATTATAAAGATATTCTTGTTGGACAATATGGGAATGAATTTCCATTTGATTTTACTGCAATGCATGAATATTCTCACGGAAAAGAGCCATATGGATTTTTGGGTTGGTGGTCGGATGAAGTGTAGAAAGAAGCATTAGATCAAAATAAAAATACAAAACCAGGGCATGATAGTAAAGACGAAGAGAAACTTGCAGATATTCAAGGACTAAAATATTTATTATATAAAGAAGGAATTTATGATGTACGTAAAAATAAAGATATTACAATTCCTAAAATATAGAAATTGAGAAATAAATATCCAAAATTAAGACCATTTAAACAAATGAATAACAAGTAATTACAGTTTCAATTAAATCATATTGCAATGAATCAAAGTAATCAAAATATAAATATGGTATAATGAAAAAACAGAAAACAATATTTAAGGATAAAGATGGGTATTTCATAGAATAGAATGGAAATAGAATATATGTAAAACCCGTTGATTCAAAAGTAAAGGATGAATCAAAATGGATTTTTACAGACGGTGTAAATACTTATACCACATCTCAATTACAGGAAAAACGTGCAGAATATTCAAGCTCATATGATCCGTATGCTATTACCGATCTTCTTGATTGGACTGCTGAAAATACAATAGGACTGCCTATAAAATTGGCAGCACAAACAGAAACAGGATAGAAAGTTCTTCCATATGTTGGAAAAATATTATCAGTAGCACAATCTAGTAAATGGTATGGAACATTTACTGGAAAAGGAACACCTTGGAGTAAAAAGAATACTGGATTTGGAGATTCTAAACATAATAAGTCTTTAAATACTCTTGTTGATTGGGCTCTTTCTCCTACTTTAGTAAAAGGAGAAGGCACAGTTGTAAAAACAATAGGAAAAGAAGCTACAATGCAATTAGCTTCAAAAGGTTGGTCTCCTGCGGTAAAATATGTTTTAGGAATTCCTGAAACAAAGAATATTTTAAATGAAATTATTCCAGGTCAACTCGGATGGGCTCCAGCTTAGAAAACCACAGTGTTTCATAGAACTGACAACCCAATGTTTGAAATAAGAGATTTTACTCCGGAAAGATGGGATGCCAAATTCAACGGAGCTCCAAAAACTGGTATGTGGGTATCTTAGAAAAACGATATTGGATTTTTAAACAAAAGACCATATGAAGTTATATTAACAGAAGAAGTAAAAAAACCAGTTGTTTAGATTGGCGACATTTCAACTACATGGAAAAATAAAACTAGAAATAAGATATTTGAATATGCAAAACAAAATGGAGCCGATGCAGTTCAGTTTAAAAATATCAAAGATAATAAAACAAATAGCCAAAACGTAGATTTTATTTTTAGCCCTTCTGAAAATCTAAAAATATAGTTAATAAAGAAGCAAGTTTCAAGCAATTTGTCTGCAAGATAATATTTTGGACTTTCTAAAGAGGCATATGGAGACCTGAATAAATTTCAAAAACAAGCACTTGAAGATTATTGGCAATATAAAAATTCTGGAAGTAAAAGAAATAAATTTTTATTTAACATAGAAGATAATACATTTAGATACTGGGACATCATAAAAGATTCGGAAATAGAAGAGATAAATAAGATTATATCTATGCCAGGAGTTATTATACGAGATGAATTTGTTATATCTCCAAATGAAGCAATAAGTTATTTTCCAAATATAAATCAATTCAGTATTACATTAATTCCAGAAGGCTATAAATTCGAGGAATTACGTGCTTCACAATAGAGAAATGGGTTTTAGAAAAGTATAGTCCTTACTAATTCTAGAATAGATTTCTTTGATTCAATGATAGATACAATTCCAGAATAGTTAGCCAAACTACCGAATAGAATACCAAAGGAAGATATGAAACAGTTCTTGGAAATAGTTGACCAAACGACAAAACCTGGAACTTACCTATCTGGAGATGCTGAAACTATGCAACTAGGAGGTTTTATAATTACAGCTAAAACCCATTCTGAATCTTCTAAAGTATTATTAGCAGATGCTGTAGATTTAAGCTCATTAAATAGAAGAACTGGTCTCAGTCCTAATTCATATAAAAAATGGTCAAAATATTGATTCATATGATGCACTATTATATAAATGGATGGGAAGAAATAATGAATTAAATAATCATACTGCAACTCCATTACAAAATATTTATATACAAAATGTTAAAAAGTATGCCAATAATTATAATATGTATTCTATAAGAAATTAAAATAAAATTCTTTATGATTAATAGCAGTAAGTCAAATTATTTTAACAACATTTAACTTTGTTTATTAAAAAATATTCATTATATTTGTAATATAATAAACAAAAAAAATAAAAATATGGATAATACGATTATGCAAAAGTTGGTTGAGGAACTTGTAAAAAACCTCAATATTACGAAAAATGATGAAGGAGATATTGTAATCTCTAGTAATGCTAGTGTTTGTCCTCTCTGCAGAGATCGGGATGATGATTGGGTAACAGTAGAGTTTGACGATTCAATGACAAAGGAATCTATTCACGCATATAAAGATGTTGTTGATGTTCTTGATGAAAGCTCATTTAAAGAATATTTAGCATATCTTGCATCTGCTCTTGATATAGATACTTTCAACAAACTCACAGATAAAGAATCTTTCAACGAGGATGAAGCAAACGTTGTTGATGAAATGGTATTCATTGCAACTACAAAGCTCAAGAAATATCTTAAAGATAAGGTTGAAAGGTATAATGATGCGATTGGTCTTTGTAATGCAATCTTAGATTGATAATTAGTTAATAATCCTAGGCATGATTTCAAACTGCCTTTTAATTGGGGATTGGCATAGTGGTTTATTGCAGAGGTCTCTTTTCTTAGGAGCGTATTTTAGAAATAAAATAATGAAAATTCCGCTAACAAACCGAAACCTGAATAAGGCGAGGGCTCTCTAAAATCATTTAATGATTATGGCGTAGAGACTATATGCGGAACGTCTGAAAATAGTTCAGATGATGAAATAGTCCAGACTACAACGTTTTAATCAAAACGGTTTGTATAAAAGCAAAAGTAGTATGAAAACCTTTGAGCCGGGTTCGATTCCCGGATCCCCAACTATGATAGCAGTTTATAAATTAAATGGAAAAATATTAAAAACAACAAATTTAGAAAAGAAACTTTCTAAATTAAAATCGGAACCAGAAATATTATATAAACAAGAAACTGGTACAGAAGCCGATTTGGATAAATGGATACAAGATAATCTTAAAGAAAAGAATGACGATAATGAAGATAATGGAATAAAGAAATACTATTATATCAATAAAAATGGATATAGTATAATTTCAATATATGATACTGAATTTGATGGATATGTTAAATGCACAAAAGACGAAATTAATGAAGCAATTGGAAAAAGGAATGTTTCCAAATGAAAATAATAGGTTATATACAGCAGCTCAAGTAGTAATACAAATGGCTACAAGAGTAGTAGATGAAGCAGAAAAATTAAAATTAACCGACAAACAGTGGTATCTCGCATTTGAAGATTATCTTAATATTCTGAGCTGCAAAGACCATTCAGAAAATAATCAAATAGAAGATCTTAATAATACTTTAGAAGAATTTAAAAACGGGAAGGATGAATAATCTTTCCCATTTTTTATTATGTATAAATCAATAGAACCTTGGGGAATAATCAAATATTTCAAAACAGGAAATTTTAGATTTGCAATATATTTATATAACGATGAACCAGATATAATATATCTAGCAAATGTAAAAACAAGATTACTGTCAAGAAATAAAGGATTTGGTAATGCTATACTAGAATATATAGATAGTCTAAATAAAACTATATATTTACATACAAATAATAAGACTCGTAAATGGTATAAACGACACGGATATGAAGATTATGAAAATAATTGGATGCGAAAAAAGCCGATCAGTTAATTCTGACCGGCTTTATTTGTCTTGTATTGCGTTATTTTTATTCAGACGATATATTTATCAAATCTACGTTTTGAACGCATAGAATTGCATCTATTAGCTTCTCCAGAGATTCTACTTTGTCCTTCATATCATTATATTTATCTTTCAGATCTTCTATATTCTCCGTATTCTCATTAATTCTATCTTCATGATTTTTCAAAGTTTCTAAAACACATTGTTCTGTATCTTTCATTAAATATTCATAATTCATTATAATATCATTTGTGTGTTAATATTCCTTTCTAACTCGCGTTCCTTTTTCAATCTGGCCAATTCCTCACGTAGCATTCTTACTTCATCTTCTATATTATCCATTCTTTCATCCTGTTCCTTAAATTTCTCTATAAATATCAAATTTAATTTATCCTGTGGAAATCTTTTTATAAATTCAGAAGCACCTTCTAAATAACCCTTTGCCTCCAACGATCTATTACAATCTCCAATTGTTGTTGCTGGCATATGAATTAAAGCCGATAATTCTTTATTTGAATATTCTATTTTTCCTTCATTTCCGTCTTTAAACATATACTGATGACTTGCAACAATATATGCCTTCTCTGTAAAAGTCAAATTCGGATTATCCAAAAAATTATAACTGTATGGTTCAAATCTCCTATTGTTATTAAATTTATATACTAAATACTTTCCTCTTCTCCTAGTCTCAATATAACCTTCTCTAATCAAATTATCTACGCATTTCTTAATTGTATTTGGAGCCGCCCCAGTGTCTTTCCTTATTGTCGCATAACTTGGAAAGGCTTCCATAGTTCTACTATTCATATATCTTCTAATAGCTACATAAACTAATTTATCTTTCGGATCTAAATCCGGTTGCGGTTCGGAATTTGCCGGATGCGGGTAAATTACAAATTGTTCATTTTCCATATTTATTATATTTTATTAATTATAACACAAATATAACAAAAATATTTCAAATATCAAAATATTTTTTTATTATTAAAAAATAAAACCGAGAGATGATATAATAATACGAGAAATGAAAAAGACGACCGAGAAATGATAAAGAAAACCGAGAAATGATAACTAACTATACTTACTATACTTACGTAACTATACTTAATAGGGAAAAATAAACTGATTTTCGCTATAACCAAGCAAATATACTTCTAAACGCCGTCGGTCTTTAGAAACTGTACATTATTTTTACCCCCCCCCATACCATATAGGAGTGGCTGAAATATAGGAGAAGGAAGACAAAATGAAAATTTAATAAATATAGTAAACAGAGAGTACAGGGGGATCTTCGATCCCCCGGGGAATCTGTCTGAAAAATCATTTTCCACAGCCTCTTGCTTGAATTTTAGAATCACATAGTAAAATATTATCAGTGACAATAATTTGGAATAGGATTGCGACACGCGTTGCCGCTGCCCTACTCCACACACGTTGCTGGCACGTTATGCCGGCCGTCTACCGAACGACGAAAAACTCCGCGTGGCAACGACACGTAAATCCGTAATCCGCAATTTAACGAGTTGCGTATCACATGCGATAGTATGTGGTAGCGTCGCCATCTCTGCTTATGAGAGGCTACGGCACGTGTAGTGCTATGACGGTGAGTATTCCGTTGGACAGTACTCCTTCAACCGGAAAGACGGTAGAAGATTCCTTAATACTAACAATTATGGCAGACAACAAGAAGATTGAAATCGTTTATTCTTCTTCCAAGGATGCGGCTGTGGCACTCGGAGGCTCTCCATTCAAGGATGGGGTCATCGTCGTGCTATCCGGGCACACTACGGCTTGCATCAAGCAGGCTGGAAAGGAGGTGCCTGGCAAGTCCTTTCTTGTCTTTATGACCAACGTAGGCCCGTTGTGGCCATCAATGCTCACCAAGGGCAAGGTGGACGCGGATGGCGGCATACATCGTGCTGACAAGGCTTTTAAAGACCTTGCAGACGAGGTTGCAAAGGCCATTCTGTCCGAGCAATCGGACATTAAGGCCCTCGAAAAAGTGGTCGCCGACCACAAGAACGAGGGTTTTAAAATCGAGCGGGACGAGTTCCCGGCAAGGACGGCAGATGGTAGGCCTTATGTCGGGGCCGTCGTAGACGCAACCAGGGTTTCGTTGTCCGAGGAGAACTACAAAAAAGAGCTCGAAATGGGCGAGAAGCTCAAGAGAGCTCTTGACGAGGCCTACGAAAAGGCAAATGGCAACGCATAGTTGCCAAAGCGAAACAGCCATATAGTTTCGCCGACCCAAGCATGTCGTTAAACTGCTTAACTTTTATTAACAATTTAAAACAAAGAAAACAATGGTAATTATTATTAAACAAAATGGGAAAACTATTTCTATCGATTCACTTAACGATCAATATAACAAATTTGTTAGAGATAAATCAAGACAATTTGGACTTTTGCTTGATACCGTAGGTGCGTTCATTGAGCCATGGGTTTGGTCAGACAGTTATTCTAATGAAAAATGCTTATCCCTTCTAAAGCGGTTGAGCATTAAAAATCCTCAATCTATTCCTGCTCGAGATGCGGTTTATTGCCTTATGGCAGTGGTAGCTTTAGTAGAGTCCGATATAACCGAAAGGCAAGAATCAATAAGATTTATCAAGCCAGTTGCTGATTTTCTCTTCTCACTGGATAATACAACTTTTTGCATTAAATTTTAACCATAAAGCAGGGTTAATTCCCTGCTTTAATGGATAGTCCTATTTTACTAGGACTACTAGGGAAGCCACCTATGGGCGGTTTCCCTTATTTTTTTTACCACACAGGAGAGGACTTTTTAGTTTCACATAGTCATTGTATAACCAGCGACACTTATTTGGGCGAGGGAGACCCAGTGTATAATACACAAACTCTCCAAATAGATAAAAACAAAAAATGTATAAAACTATGCCAAACGAAGCAAACGTACAGGCAGCTGCTGCACAGGCAGCTACCACAGTAACCCAGACAACAAATAGTAAACTTGAGTTGCTGAAAAAGAAAGCCACCGCAGAAGGTGTGCAGAGAGTTAATAATGCTGCCAAGCTCGCTGTTCGCAGTATTGACCTGGATAATCCATCTGTAGGCGATATCCTTGTATTGGCTGAGAACCAGATCTACGAGCGTAAGATTGGTAACAACAAGGCCAATTTTGTATACGTCAATCGCTGCGACGATCAGAAAAATGTTATTCCAAACAGCACCACAATGCTGTATTTGGGTCAGCTTACTCGAGTAGTGGCAGAGTATGACGAGGCATGCATCAGAACAGATCGCGATCCTGTTAAGGCCAATGGTTCTGTGGTTGACGCAATTCAGACATACGCTACTTGGGGTGAGGCTATTCATGAGTTGGAGAAGCCTTTCAAGGTTTCCGCAACTGAGAGAGTGACCACAAGAGACTTTAACAATCCCGGCCAAACACGTCAGCAGTCTGTGTACACTTTTGATTTCGTGTGATGATATATTGCACGGTAAAAGGACGTATTGATAACCCTTGGGTACTAACATCAGGCCCAAGGGTTTATCATATGTATAAACCAGTTAACTACAAAGCCGTAGGATGGTTCCTTTTACAAAAAATCAAAGGTAGATATCTTGTAATAAAGTATCTGCCATTATAAAACGGAGTTAGTATTAAGGAAAAGGAGGAAAATGTAAACGGTTGAATATCAACAGGTTTGTTGGTAGAATTCTTCATCCCTTTACTTTTCCTCAGCTTTTAAAATTTTCTTTTTCTCCCCCAAAAATAATTTGGGGAATATGAAACAAAAAGTATATAAAAAAGAATCGTGAGTATCTACCCAGATAAGAGAAAGTGGCCTTTTCCTATGTGGTTTCTTGAAGTCAGTATTTGGGACGTTGTTAACACAAAGCGTAATGAAAATTAGTAGGGAGGATAGTAAGTATTGAAGGGCCCTACACTTTTGAAATGCGATAACCTCGGTGCTTAAAGAGAGGCTTCCCTTGAACAAGGAGTAAGAGGAATTGTTTAGTCAGCCAGGAGACTATAAAATTCACACTGATGAGACTGGGCGAAACGCAGAGAGAAACTATTAGTACTGGATAGTCTAATAATGGCTCTGCGTCTGTGAAACACATTAAAAACCTCGCGATAGTATTTAAGGTAAATCGTATAAAGTTATGCAGTATTATTATATTGTAGTATACACAATTGTTGGTGATGACATAACAATGTGTAAAATTGGACTTAATCCTCATCAACTAATTGAGTGGGGGCGAAGAGAAGCAACAAGACATCAAGACCGTACTTATAGGTTATACAGACAACCTATAACACGTACTGGTACTCTTATGTTTTATAAATACCTAGAACCATATAATCCTACTCTACAACATATGGAGTCTGATTTTAATTGGGAGGTATTTGAGACACATAAAGGTGCTGATTTTGATATCGACGTTACTCGATAACTGTATGACATCCGAGCGCTTAATAATTAAAAGTTGCTGCTATACGAGTTGAGGAAGCAGATAGTTATCCAGTTTAATAGACTTCCTGATGGGCTGGATAATAACTTTAAAAAACAGAAGGATATAGAATCAGTTATGTGGGTTAATACTGGTTCCGAATAACATTAATTACCCTATCTTCACGATTTATCTTTATTGTGGCATGCAACAATACTAATATTATCAGTCGTAGAAGGATTAAACGGTTTTAAAAAAACTCAATATAAAAGATATTAGCTATTTATAGTTTCAGTATTTCCAAGATGTTGAGGACGCCAGTTTTAGGGAAGGGTAGAAAGGCGAAACATCATTACAAAGCCTTTAGGATCGTCTTGTTGATGATGGTAGAATTTAATTCTAGCTAGACAGGTTTTAGGCGTAAAACACAACGTCACACTTAGCCTATTCAAGACGTTAAATAGCAAGGTGGTCCAGTGTCAGTGGCCTTAATTCGATGACACCATTCAGTTGCAAATGAATGAAACGTTATGACAAGGTATGCGCAGGATCTATACGGGATTCTAAACTTGTCAATTTTAGGTGTTATTCTGCAAACCTTTATGTGGTAACACTATAAGTACATATTGGAAACTAATTGCAGAGCTTGTAGTCCCGTACAAGTATAAATAATGGCGTGGTGACTGTTAGACAAAAAAGTCTGACTTATGGCAATGAATCTTGCTCAAAGGAGAGTATGTTAAGAGTCTCTATAGTAAGGTGATTGATACTATTCCTTACAACTATTACATACGCAACATCAACCGAGGTTATAAACTGATGATGTGACAACTTGAAAGAAAGTAGCAGCTTGGAAAGACAAGCATTTTTCTACTGTACATTGCCCTTAAAAAAGGGAAATAATGGTAAATCCTTTGGAGACCATTCCTCCATGCTTTCAATTTGACCGTAGTGAATTCGGAGACCGAGAAGGGAAGAAAGCTAGAGTTGTTAATCGTAATGAAAGTTACGTTCCACCATTGTGTGTAGGGGTGTGTGGGTAATCGGATAAAGGAACACTCTGTTGCAATATGTTGCGAGTATTGTACCATACGGAAGTAGTATGGCGACTCGGAAAGACGAGCGTTTTTAAACAGAATATTAACAATTAAAACAGCAATATGAAAAAATTACCAGACTTAAAAGAATTACCAAAAAACATGTTAGAAATTAAAGAAGATAGATCAGAAATTAGTTTACAGGATCTTATAGATAATTTCTATGTGGATTAAACAGGAGGCAAACTAATGAATAAAATTGAACTTGTTCTTAATAAATCTTATGTTGTAGTGGATTGTAGGAATAATCAGATAATTCACTTTGCAAATAACATAGAAGCAGCTAAAGAAATAGCTGATTTAGACATCTATTTTGTTGTCTACCGTATTACTAATAACATTACTTGTTATTCTCGGTAATAACCAGTTTAAATAAAACTATTGTACTAAGGTTAGAACTCAGAACTGGTGCAAACACCTAAGTAAGTATATAAATTATTTAAAACAAACTAATTATAAACAATTTAAAAATAAAACTATGGAAGAAAAAGTTTTTGCCTTTATGGCAACAGTAGAAAACAAATCATTGATATTTGCTGGTATTAATTCCGGAGATACAGGTGTAAAAGACTATTTTACGGCATCTGAAAGATATAAACTCCAGACATCTGGAACTATAGCTTTTGATGGTCATTTGGAAGACTCTACTCCATTAATTCCATTGACTGATGTTCCTTCAAAAATCTATAAATGTAGAGTTATTGGATTCTCATTTGAAGATTTTAGCCCAGTAAAAATTGTGGATGAAATATTTAGCATCCTTAAACAACTTGAGGAACAACTTAATAATCCTTATACTGGGGATTATAAAATTCTAGAAAATGGGCCTATATCCAATGGTGTTCATATTCTTAGAAATGTTGGCATTACCGAAATCACAAATCTTGATATTAAAGCTCAGGCTGTGGCATTATGTATCGATGATAGCATTTATATTGCCTATGTCGATGATTTGGGAGATCGTAGCGCCTTTGGGGTTATACGTAAACTAGATAAGTTTGATGGCAACCCAGACATTCAGTTTAAAGATGACTTCTTTGAAAAAGAAGTGAAAATCATTCATAAAGCTGAAGGCAGTCAATATTTGTATGAAATCACTGACTTCGAATCTGGAGATCTCATATTACAAATTGGTTGCGATTATAACAACGAGTGGATAACTAATCCTATATTCAAATTTAAATGGATTAGTTAGCCATTTTAAAAAAACTCAATATAAAATATGATTAAATTCATTTCCAAGATGTTGAGGACGGCAGTTTCTTAATATATGGTATCACTAATCCAAAAATGCATAAAATAAAACATCTGAGGTGCTTGCACCAAGAGTAAACCTAACTCAAAGCAAGAGATAAACGGGAGTTTGAGGATATAGAATAGTTGCAACGAGTATATTAAGTTTTAGCCGTAAAACACAATTTTAAAACAAAACGATATGTTAGTAAAAACAGAAATTAAAGTTATGGCTACTTTGACCAATGAATTTGGTGAAACCATGACTGTTGCTATGCGTGTTAGACGCGCAAAGCGTGGCCTCTTCAAAGAGGAAATCGAGAATCAAATTATGAATACCATTAATTTAAATGGCATTGGAGTAAGAATTATTAATGTTAAGATTAAATGAAAATAGTAGAAAACATTCTATGGCTGGTCATTTTACTTTGTATAGCTTCTCTTGCAATAATAAGTGTTATTGCATGGAATAATTTAGTAATGGCAGCAGTATTTATTACTATGATTATAATGTGGGTTTTCACATTTGATTTTAATAAATAAGGAATTATGAAAAGAATAAAGAATAATAAGTGGAATAGAATATTCCGTAGAAATACAGTGAAAAAATGTCAAGAGAAAGCAAATATTTATCTTGCTCAGTGTCTTGAAGGCCAAAATTTTCTAGAAGCAATTGACAAAGCAGAAACACTTTGTCAGCTTCTTAATCTTCACAAGGATGCATGGGGTTCAGGTTTTCAGTGCGAAAACCTTGCCCCTTGTCCTTGGGGTATTTTTAGAACAAAAAGTATAGAAAATATGGTTCCTGGAGAAGTATATCTAGGAAATATATATGGTTTAAACACTCATGCAATTCCATATTGGGAAGAACACAAAGAAGAAAAATATAATGATTTCAAAACTGTTTATGATATAGTTCTATCACAATATAAACAGTTATTGAGATTAAATATAAATTATCTTTTTGCAGTTGCAAAGAGTGAACTTCCTGTTTACAGAAGACTTGGATATGAAGTTTAAGAAAATAGATAGCTTTAAGTTATATTTTATAGTATCAGCAGTTTCATTTGGGATGCTGATGCTTTTATTTATTATAGCTTCTTTCAGATATATTGATTGCTTGCCATTGGCATTCGTATGTTTGGGAGGAGTAGTATTAAACATTAAAATTTTAAAAGATTATGAACGAGGGATTAATAACGAATAGATTGTGTTACATATTATTTGGTTTGTTGATAGGATTAGGGCTAGGATTTTATCTTAGTCCTACTCCGCAACAAAGTAATATTAACATGAAACTGGAAATACAAAAGGATAGTGTAAAAACAGTTAAAATGGTTAAAGTACCTACTGCATATTCTGTACTTGGAGAGCTTGAAAAGCATAATATTCCACACAAGGATATTGTGCTTGCTCAAGCAAAATTAGAATCAAATCATTTTAAATCTAATCTTGTACAAACTCATAATAATATATTTGGCCTTAAAAAAGGTAATAAATATAGAAAATATGATGATTGGAAAGAATGTGTAAAAGATTACAAAAAATATATTTCCAACAGATATAAAGGTGGTGATTATTATATATTTTTAACAAGGATCAACTATTCTGAAGATCCTAAATATATTAATAAATTAAAACAGATTGTATAATGTTTCCAGAAATTTGGTATTCTTAAAATAGACGCCTTTCCAAGTAATTGTCTGGCAAGTAAAGTAAAGAAAACGCATGATATATTCTGTAAATCATCGGTTTTTCTTTTTGAGCTGGAATATGTTCTTTTTCCGATGATTTTTAAAATTTAAATAATATGAGAAAGTTAATAGTAATATTATTCCTTTTTATAGGAATTTCAGCATATGCTGACAAGATTTACAATTTTGACGATCCTATATATGTAAGTAATGTAAATGATGGAATGTCTTCTATCTTTCCTGCATATAAAATCAGGAATGTAGATGATGGATTTTTTGGAGTAGGAGAAATACACAATGTTTCAAATTTTTCCAAATTAAGAAAGTTTGGAGTAAAAGAAGGTTCTATTGTGTTCTTCGTATCAGATCTTCCATATAAAGCCATAATGTCATATTTACATATATATATTATGGGATATTACTTTAAGTCAACACCAAGTGGATATAAAAGATTTTTATTACTTGGTATTGGTAATTCGAGATAATTTCTGTCATAAGTTAATAAATGAATAAAGAACTACTGCTATTTTAAGTTCTTTTGTAATTTTCTTTTAAAGTAGCAAATTGGCTCCATGTTGGAATTGGTAGACAAAACAGACTTTACGGTAGACAAAAATATCATTTTTTAAAATTTTCTCTACCAATAATTTTGAAATATAGTTTTTATTTATTATATTTGTAAATAATAAAATATATAATATGAAAAAAGTAAATTATACTAAAGAATTATTGGAAGAAAAAGTTAAAGACTGTTATTCTTTTGCAGAATTATGCAGAAGATTAGGATTAAGTCCGGAAGGTTCAAATCCAAAAACAGTTAAAAAGAAAATGGATAAGTTTGGAGTAGATTATTCTCATTTTACTGGACAAGGATGGAGATCAAATAACAAAAATCCAGTATATAGAGATAAATATGCTTCCAAACTATCAGAAGATAAAACATTGAAATCTGCAAATATTAGAACAAAAATTATTAATTTAGGATTAAAAGAAAATAAATGTGAAGAATGCGGTATAACTGAATGGAGAGGAAAACCAATCACTATACAACTTCATCATATAAATGGAGACAGATCGGATAATAGAATAGAAAATCTGAGAATGTTATGTCCTAATTGTCATAGTTAGACTGATAATTTTTGCAGAAGAAAAGAGCTTCTATAAAAGTAGTCTTAAATTTGAGTGCCCTATGGGAAACTATAGGAGTAGAATCTCCCTAATTAAACAATTTAAAAGATTTACAGGTCACACAACGTTACTCATAGTAATGTGAGGCATACGGCACGGATAATTTTGTAAATTACTGCTTGTGGTGAAAAGATAGCAGCGTACTTCCTATTAATGTAATTTTCGTAAGAATAGGCACCTATAGGTTTAGGAAACAGAAGAACAAGGTCTTTTAAGTTGCGACGGAAGCCTCGTTTGTGGTGACACAAACTTTGGTGACGACGAGCTAAATTGAATAAAACATCTAAATGTAGGTAAATACTTCATTAAAGAAGTTGAGGGGCATATGAGGTGAAAATCCCGAAAGTGCTTTTTATTCATAAATGCGTAGAGGCCATACAGGAGATACCTAAGTTAGTTGAAAGGAAAGGTTTAGACTTCATCCTTAGTAATAAGGTTGTAATTGTAATGGATTATATAAAAAAGAAGACGCTCATTGAGGTAAAGCCGGCTCCTTGCTTCGAAGTCAATTAATATGGTAAAGAAATGGTGGGGGTAATACCCTGTTACGATTAAATAAACACAATAAAAACGAAAAAGGGTTAACAGTAGTGAGAGTAAAATTCAGTAACCTTGAGATAATATCAAAATCAACGGTAAGACGTAGATGAGCTGTAAATTTACTCAAAGTGTTTTATATCGTAATCCAGACCACAACAACTTTGGTATGGTAGAAAATCCCTCAGAGTACCCAAACTCTGCGGGCGGCTAGCAAAACATGTTGCAAGTAGGGAACCGAGTAAGTTGGCTTGTGTAAAAGCAAGTGTGGTAGGAAAATCTGTTGTCCAGTAATGGGCGTTCGGGTTCGAGTCCCGATGGAGCTAGAATAGCATATAGGAAACCTCCACGTGGTGCTATTTGGTTAATACTAATTCCTATAAAAAATAATTTTAAATATTTAAAAAATGGGTTATATTTATTGTATTACAAATTTAATTAATGGTAAATAGTATGTAGGTAAAACGGTACATACTATAGAAAAAAGATTTCAAGAACATTGTAGAGACAGTAGAAAGACAAGATGTAAAAATAGGCCAATTTATAATGCTATAAAAAAATATGGTATTGAAAATTTTAAAATAGACATACTTGAATATGTAGAAAATAATTATATATTGGAAGAAAAAGAAATCTATTGGATAAAAAAATTGGATACTTATGGTAAAAATGGATATAATGCATCTAAAGGAGGAGATGGGAAAATTCTTTATAATTATGAAAAAATTATTGAATTATATAATATTGGATATTCCCAAAAACAAATTTCCGAAAAAATAGGATGTTGTTCGTGTACTGTTTCTAAAGTGTTAAAAGATAAAAATATTTCTATTCGATTTGGGAGATGTAAAAAATAGATCAATTTGATTTAGATGGACATTACATATAGTCCTTTTTTGGATCTACCAAAGTCGCGGAATGGTTGGTAAAAAACAAACTAGCTAAAAGTCGTTATTCAAAAAGACATATTACAGATTGCTGTAATAATAAAATACATTCGGCTTATGGATATATTTGGAAGTATTCAGTATTATAAAGATTTTTTTAATTTAATAACAATTATTATTTTTAAGACTAATATGTTTAATTATTGTGAAATAATTTCCAGGTTCGATTCCTGGATAGTCTTCTAGTTTTTTGTTTTTGATTGTTAATTGTAAGTTAACAAAATTAAATTGTTAGTTTTGTTTTAAATTGTTTATGTTTTGTTTCTGAAACAACTGTTCGTGAGAATAGTTGTTTCTTTTTAAAGGCTTTTCTTAATCTTATATAGGTTTGGATATATGGTAATTCTTTTTTTTTAAAAGAATCGGAAGTTCGATTCTTCCGTATCCATCAAATTTTAAACATTTATAATTATGATAGAATATTATTCAAAAGAAAATGCTATAACCGCATTTAAAGCATTTAATGAAGATTTTATTTGTAGATCATTTCAATATGAAGTTGGTAAAAGCTATCATATGGACGGTGAAATTATGATTTGCAAAAGAGGATTTCATGCTTGCAAAAGCCCACTTGATATATTTGATTATTATCCAATATTTAATTCAAAAATTGCTATAGTAAAATTATGGGGAAATGTTGATTTGCAACTAGGAATGGATCATCCTGCTATGAAAATATATAATAGAAAGTTATGTGCATCTGATATATCTATTGAAAAAGAACTAAATTATACTGAGCTTATTCAATATTTTATGAATTTTTCAAAAACACAAGGATGTGAATATGACTTTCTTATGTGTAGTTATTGCAACTTGATTTCAGGTAAAAAAATATATTTCCAATCGTAGTTCTGAATCACAAATACTTTTGAATAGACATAAAATTCAATGCACATCTATTGGGAATAGTAATAACATACAAATAAATAGCAACCTCTCTACTTTGATATCAGCAGGATTCTATAATGATATTTATATAACTGGTAATATGGTAAAAGTATTATCTAATTACAATCATAATAAAATTATTATAAATGGAAACTCATCGCGTATATATTCTCAAGGTGCAAATACAGATATAACAGTTTTTGGTGATGAGCCTAGAATATATAGTAAGGGCAACTACTCTCGTATAACATGTTTTGGAAGAAATCCTTGTATTAAAGCAAACAAAGGTAGTTGTATTATAATTTCAGACGAAGGATATAAAACAGCTAAAGTTGTTTATATAGATGGCGACACTATAAAAGAAGATACTTGGTATACTTATTATAATGGTAAACCAATTAAAGGAATATATCAAACAAATCAATTTGATTAAATTTTTAAATATTAATATGAAATATAAAGAATATATATTATTTTTTCTTTTTATTATATGTTTTTCTATTTATTTTACAATTATTGTAAATAAATTGGACGCAACAAATCAAAAACTTGATAAATTGTTGCAAGAACAAATAATGACAAATTATCTTTTTCAAAAATAAATATTTATATAATTAATATGGGACTAAGCATATACATTGATAAACATAAAAAGAATGGTGAATTCAAAGAATTATTATTCTTTAAAAAAGTAAATTTCTTACTTCCATTTTTTTGATTATACAGAAAATTATGAAGATATTGAAATTAATAAACAACAAGTAGAAGATTTAGTTGATACTTGTAAACAGGTATTAAAAGAAAAATCAAAAGCAAAAACATTGTTACCAAATACAGAAGGATTCTTTTTTGGTTCTACAGAATACGATGAAATGTATTTTGATAATGTTAAACTTGTATTGCAACGATTTCAACATCTTTTAAAAACATTTAATTTTGAAAAAGATAAACTTATAATGTCTTGTTCTTGGTAAATAAAAAAAATACATATTTTAGTAATGTCGTGTTGCCGCACGATATGAGTATGAATTTTCATTTAATCAACTCAGTGGGTGCTCTTAATTGAGCATCCGTTTTTATTAAAAGATAAAATTTTTATAAAGATAAAATTATGCAAATACCAGTTTTAGGAAAAGAATATTATTTCTTTGATGATGGAAAAATAAGTCTGTCACGTTGTTATAAAGCAAAAGTTACAGGTATATATCCTTATAACGAAAAAATCAATGTCAAAGTATTTGATTATGATTTAAACGAATATAAAGAGATTCCAATACAAGAAATCCATAAAAAAGAGGTTGATAGCCATCGTCAAGGAGAGCATTTCAAAGTTCTTGGCTGGGATATGACAGTCGGTGCGCCATGGCTATATGCGGAGAAAACCGATTATTTTATCAAATGTGAAATCAAGGGATATGACAAAGATGATATCTGGTTTGCAAGAACAATTCATGATGGTTGGTTTTCTATGGATGTGACATACCCATGGCAGTCTGGCGAACTTGACGTTGATGGCAAAAAATATGAGGAAGCCAAACATTATTATGATTTGAATAATTATGACGGTTTTTTTGACTCTGAACTTATGATTAAAGGAGAGTACATTGATATATAGGAATCTTTAATAATAAAAAAATAATTGATATGAGATTTTTATATAGATTATTTTGTTTAATTTTATTTTTTATATTTCCAATATATGCTATTTTAGTATTGATTTTATCTTTTTTGTATGGTTCATTTAGTATATTTGTTTTAGTAATTGAGCATCTGTTTACAGGTAAATCATATTATGTAAGGGAATTTAAAAATCATTTTGATTTTAGTCAATCTGATAAAGCTGAAAAAATGATGTGTGCATACACAGATTTGATATCTTATTTTATTAAAAAAGGTGGATAATGAAAACGTTCCACAATTATTGCAACATCATTTTAACTAGTTAATATAATATAAATAAATAAAATAAAATCAATTATGAAAAATATATTTAATTCATTTAATGAATTTCAAGAAGAACTTTCAAATGTAATCAACTTTCATAATATGGTAAACGATACTATCGTTTCAATGCTTAAAGTTACTGGAACTATATATGTGCCAGAAGATAAGCAAGACAAATATCACTATGCATATCTTGATCTCGATGACACATATTCTACAAAGGCTGTAATGATTGATCCAACAGATCCAGAAAAATATTGTCTTTCTGTTGTATCTGACTATGATAGTAAAACCAGATTGATTTATCTTGATAACATAAATGACGATATCGTTATTGAGCAAGAAATAATCGGTCTTGTTTTTGACACATTTAACAAGTTTAATAAAAATTAAATATAGTTAAAAAATAAAACTAAATTAAATTATGACAGAAATAGAAGTACTTAATAAAAAATTCGATGATTATTGCAACAATGAATTTGAATTATACAATATGTGCGTCGATTACATCAAGGATAGATTGGGTTCATTACCAAAAAAATGAAATATATCTTGATCAAAATGTTTTGCCAATAGGCATACGGCATTATAACAACGGTGTAGTTACATTTAGATCGGTAAATCGTGTATATCTTATAGATGGAAATATATATGCTGATCTAAAATGTGTTGATTCCTATGAGATAACTTGTACAGAAGTTGTTGACTTGTATAAAATAGCAAAAGCAATAAGTTCAATAATTGAAAAGTAAATAAACAATTATGAGTATTATTTCAAGAGCAACTTTGCGAATAACAAAGGAAATTGCAAAAGACAGTGCGTTCTATGGCAAATTAACAAATGTTAACACAATAATAGATGAAAATATAATGAATAAGTTTGAAGGAACTTGTCCAAATACTGGCATTTCAGTTGAATTTGAGTATAATCATAAAGGTATTGATCTTTATCAAAATAAATATGAAATTAAAGCCAATAAATATGCATTTGATCATATTTATAATGATACTTTTAAACTATTTGTATATGATAGTAATTATTCATATGAGCTAATAGTTAAAGCAAATGAAAATAACGATTTACAACTTGATAAAGGAGTATTTGTATATATCTATAATTTAAACGATTATGGTGAATATGAGATTCTTGATAAAATTGAAATTAAAAATGCAAAATTAGTTATATAATATTTTTGCTATTGGCAAATTAAATAAGAAAATTTGTAATGAAAAAGATTGAGATTTTTGATATAGTTGTAACTATAATAATCATTATTGTAATAGCAATATCAGTTTATTTTGCTTGCAAAAATTATTTCTTCTTTTTGCCTATTGTTTTAAATATACTGCTACTGCTTTATATTTGGTTTGGATATTTCTTTGACGAAGATGAATTAAATCAACTCCACAAAAATTTGAAGTAATTCCTAAAAAAATATAGAAAACATATCAAAATAAAATATTATGGAAAAATCAGTAATTGTTAATTTGACACTTGATGAGGCAAAAGAATTATATAAAAGTGATAATGAAAAATTGAGAATGCTTGCACTCAAAATATTTCCAGAAGCTGCATTAAACCCACCTTCTTTTACTCAGATAAGATCATTTGAAGATGCTATAGCTGTTCTCGGAATGAATATCGATGATGAAAATTATACTGTTAATACTCTTAAAGAGAGAAGCAAAGCAATGGCAGCAATATATAAATTAAATATTATACGTAAAGCACTAAATTTAGGAAAGAATCTACATCTTATAAAAAGTGCAAATGAAGATTCCCTTGTTTATTGCCCTAAAAATCCATTTGTAGCTAAAGGATCTACCTATTATAAAAATGATATTGAGTGTTTCCGTATGGAAATAATAGGCAGATTTAATAATAATGGAATAGAATACTTTGTTCTTAATGGAGATCCTAGTATTAGTGGACATTCTGGTTTGGCCATATATGATGGTTTAATTTGTGTTGCTCATGCTAGAACTGAATTTGCATTTCTTGGTTGTGCTAGTGCAGAAATAGCAGAGCATTTTGGAAAGTACTTTGGTATGCTTATCACTGAAGCTAAATATGGTGATATGGTAGACTTTGAAATTATTAGTGACAACTAAGAAGTTATGTATAAGTACAAAGTAGACTTAAGAGAGTTTATAAGTAAATTGGGATGCTTTTGTAATCAGTATCCTAATTATAAAGCACCTTATAATATTTATTTACTTCTATGTAAAATGGTTTATTAAATTAAAAAATAATATGAAGACTATTAACAATGAATAAAGAAGAAATTTTAAAAGATCATTGTAGTAGATGTTTTCTTTCCAAAGATTGTGGATTTAAAATTCGTAATCTTAAATGCCAAGAACTAGAAGCAATAGAACTTGGCATAGATCTTGCAATACAAAATTTTAATTTAACTGACAGAAATGAATAAAACAGAATATTTTTGCGATATAATGAATGCTTATCTTAATGGGAAAACAATCCAATACCAAGACAAAAATGGAGAATGGGTTGATTGTAATAGCGAAGATTGGGATTTTAGCAAATGTTATAGAATCAAAAATAATATAAAACCTTTTGAAAATGCACATGAATGTTTTGAGGAAATGCAGAAACATCCTCCAATTGGTTGGCTAAGACAAAAACAGCCAAAAAATTATGTTCATATAAGTTATATATCTACTTGTTTGAATTTATTAAGTATTTCATATTGTAATACTATAAAAATATATAGTATGGAAGAATGTCTTGATTTATTTGAGTTTACAGATGGTACTCCTTTTGGGAAAAATAATACGATGTGAATCGTTAATATAACTTTTAAATTTTTATTTCTGCTATGTCCAAGGCAACGTCCCAGAATGATTTAATAGGAGGGTTTGATTCCCTCCCTGGGATCAATATGGTTTTACGTATTTAGAGCAAAGTATAGTAACTCTCCTGAAAAATACGGTGAGCTGCAAGTCAATATGACTTGAATAAAATGCAACAATAAATTAAATCCCTAGTTGCGAGGGTAAATCTATGTCAATAATTATTAAGATTAATGACGCTGTTTCAATTCAATTGAACAAAAATTATGGAATTTGTGATGTTCTTACAGATTCTGACGAACTCAGATCAGAGATTCTTGGTAAAGTTATGGGCCAAGACCTCAGACTCGAAGAGACTCAGACAAGAATTCAGAATATCTTAAATCCAGTAACAAGATTATGAGAAATTTTCAATGTATTGGCATTATCAAACAATTCAATATTGATAAGCCAGGAAATATTATGACAACCAATGAAGTCATAGAATTTCTCAACAACCATGGACTTCCTGTAGATTATCGTTTCTTTAAAGTTTTAAAAGAAACTACAAATGTAGTACAGAAAGTTGGTACTGGAAGATGGATATTCGACAAGGATCCTATTCATTATAAAACTCTTCAAAGAGCATATGATGAATATAAGTTCTTGAAAGCAAACAAAAGAAATCTTTATAATAAAGACAATCAGATTAAGGACGCCATTAAACTTTTAAAGGATAATGGTTATGTAATTTATAAACCAATTTAAAATCAAAGAAAATGAGAAAACTTTTGTTTCTTGGCCTTTTCATGGCCGCAGTTTCTATGATGTCTTGCGGAAACAAGACTAACAGTAATTCAAATGTTGATACTGTAACTGTTGATTCAGTTGATTCAGTATCCATTGATACACTGTAATTTAATAAGGTCTTTTTGTAGTTACCGAAAGGTAATTACAAAAGACTTTTAATTTATAAATTATAAATTGTAAATTATGAAAACTAAAATATTAAGAACAATACTAGTATATTTAGGTATTATACTTTTATCTTGTTCAATCTATTTGGAATGTGGGCTTTCTAGGGCATTAGCATTTTTTGGAACATTTATTATTGTTTCTATAGTATATTTAAAGATAGAATACGATGATTAAAAAAAATAAAATAAATATGAAAATCAAAATAATAAAAACAATATTGTTCTATTTAGGCATTTTAATCTTTTCTTATTCCATATATTTGAAACACGGTTTTTCTGAAGGATTTGGAGCTTTTGGCATTATGCTTA